CTAGTTTTGAATATATGGCAGGAAACAAGATTGTCATGGAGACTGGGCATAGTTTGATTGTACAGAGTGACACGGCAAATAGCTTGGACACAGTAGCGAGTATAATGGAGATCACCTAATGCCACTTCTTGGAAACACATTAGTATCCAGTTTCAAGGCTAGGCCTACTCGGCAGGAGTTTAGTGGTGATGGGTCTACCACCACCTTTACCTTGAATCAGACAGTTCGTGCAGAGGATATTGTGGTTTCTGTAGACGGTGTGGTTCAAGAGCCGACAGGTGCTTATACAGTGCCAGATGGGACTACCCTTACCTTTACTGCTGCGCCATCCAGCAATTCAGGTAATAACATCTTTGTGATTTACATGGGTGTGACCAGTGGCTCTATTTCTCCTGCTGTAGAAAATCGAGGTAACTTCAAGTCTGGCGGTATTTTTCGCACAAACAATCAAAGCCTGACAACAGATACAACCATCCTAGCCACAGAGAACGCCAACGTAACTGGTCCGTTTACTGTGGCTTCTGGTGTAACGCTAACCGTTGAAAGCGGTGGGACATTGGTGACGCTATGAGTACATTAAAAGCAGATACCATACAAAGCACAGGCGGTGGTGCGGCTACGCTAACTAATCAAGAGGCAGCAAAAGTTTTAGCTCTATATGACCAAGATACTCCACAAGTTCGTGGTTCTACTAACGTATCTAGTGTGACAGATACATCAACAGGCATATTTAAAGTAAATCTTACAAACGCCATGAGTTCTACTTCTGATACATACATTTCAGGAGTATCTAATCATACTACTGGATTGAGTTTTGCGAGAACATTAACTTTTGCACACGATAACACTAGTGGATACACAACCGGTGTTATACCCATGGAAACTTCTTACACAACTACGAGTGCAAATAATGTTAGTGACCAAGAGTGGACTAGTGTAATCATACATGGAGACCTAGCATGAGTGAGATAAAAACAGACAAACTCACTGGCGTAGGCACTGCTGGGTCTATTGTAGTCACAGGTGAAGGTAATAGCACGACCACTAACTTGCAGCAGGGTCTGGCGAAGGTTTGGTCGCATATTCAAGGGTCAGATGCCGCTATACAAGATAGTTTTAACGTATCTTCCTCTACTGATGTAGGAACTGGAAGAGAAACGATAACTTTTTCTAACAATATGAATAATGATGACTATTCAGGACACATTAGTTCTTCTGGTGCTGGGAGTCCTGCTTTGTTTTATTCTCGTATCAGGGTACTTTCTACGTCACAGTTTGGTGATGATGCTGTAAATAGTGGTGGAGCATATACTGATGCAGCGGATATTTGTTACAGCATTAACGGAGACCTAGCATAATGGCACTAGGAAAAATAAAAGCAGATACCCTAGAACACAGCACCGCTGGGTCACTTGATACATCTTATGTTGTTAATGGTAGTGCAAAGGTGTGGGTGAACTTTAATGGAACTAGTACTGTTGCAATTCGTGGAAGCAATAACGTAACAAGTATTACGGATAATGGTACTGGTGATTACACGGCAAACTTTACGACTGCAATAACTGATGCAAATTATGCAGTTACAAATGGCTTTACGCCCTATACATCTACAAACTTTACAACATATGGAGCCATTCATGGAAGCGCAGCAAGTGGTGCAACTACAAAGACAACATCTACTATTCGTGTTGAGTACAAGAACGTGGCAAACGACAGTAATTTTTATGATGCCGCAGAAATCAATGTAGTAATTCATGGAGACCTAACATAATGCAGACACCAGAATTTCAAGGCACACACCTATTTGACAGACTATGCTGGGCAAAGGAAAACCTTGAGCCGCATCAGTCAGACTATCGTGTGGTCTATGAGGACAGCGTTGATGAGTGTGCAAAGATACTTGTGCCTGATCCAAACTGGATGGCTTGCGCTTTGCAGGGCGGTATTCTGCCACCTGTGCAGGTATACTGGGAACTAGCTAAAGATGAGGCACAGCCCGACTTTGTAAAGCACACAAGGGGTTATTTGCTCCATAATACTGAGCCTGTCGAGGCGATGACAGAAGAGCAAGCAATCGAGTATTTAATTATGAAAGACTGCCCACAGCACGTTTGGCGTGAGTGGGATAGCGGAAATAAACCAAAACTGGTAATATGCCGCAAAGAACAGCTTCCAGCGACAAGAGAGTGGCGCAATGCTTGGAAGATTAGTGAAGAGTTAGCCACTGATGAAACCGTAGCCGCATAGGAGAAACCTCATGGCACCAACAACATATATCGTAGATAAGGACGGTAATCAGATTGATGCTTCAACCGCTACCGTTCCATCTGATCGTCATTTCCGTGGAGCATGGACTTTGAGTGGTAAAGTTATCTCTGAGGACATGACAGAAGCAAAAAAGATCTTTCAGGATAAAATCCGTGAAGTTCGCGCACCGCTACTTGATGCAGAGGATGTCGTGTACATGAAAGCTCTTGAAGCTGATGATGCGACTGCAAAGACTAATTCTGTGAACAAGAAAAAGGCATTGCGTGACGCACCTGCCGCTTCAGCAATTAGCGATGCAGATACAATCGCAAAGCTAAAGGCAGCTTGGGATACATCTGTGTTGGGTGATAGCCCTTACGCATAAGGATAAGTAGATGGCTCTGACCACAATTTTAAATGATGGATTGGCTATTGGTAGTCAAGGGTTTACAGAAAGTTCAAAGATTACTCTTGACTCCGCATCTCACTCTGTAACAGGCATACCCGATGGGGTGCGTGAAGTTCATCTTCTTTGGAACGGATTTAGCACCAGTAGTGGTGGCCCTGGTACAACTATTCGTGTTGGCACTAGTTCTGGTTTGGTAACTTCTGGCTATAATTGTCAATACGCATATATCTATGACAGCAGTGCGCTAGGAAGAAGCGCATCATCTGCTGGAATAGAAATTGGAAATTGGGGTGCTGGTATAGTCATGTATGGTTATGCGTCTTTATATAGAACTAACGGGACAGATGACCTTTGGAATTTCCATTATTTTACCTCTATGTTTACTGACTATGCAGGACAAATATTTGGAACAGGCAATATAGATTTGTCTGCACCATTAGACAGAATTGCTATGGTTTGCGTTAGCGCAGGAACATTTGATGCTGGTACAATGCAAGTTTTATTTAGGTAAAAATTATGGCAAAAGCAAAACAACATAACATAGTTACTGGTGAAGTTACTGAAATAGATTTCACGCAAACTGACTATAGTGCATCTGAAAAGTTGGATATTCTCCGTGAAAAACGTGATGCCAAACTTGCAGAAACTGATTGGTGGGCATCTAGTGACCTTACCATAACAGACGCACAAAAGAAATATCGTCAAGACCTACGAGACATTACTAAGACAGCCACATCCCTAGACGATGTTACTTGGCCGGAGAAACCATAATGCCATACATAGGTAAATCCCCAGAGTTCGGTGTTCGCAACCGCTTCGTGTATCAGGCAACCGCTGGTCAAACCAGCTTTTCTGGATCTGATGGTGATGCGAAAACACTGAAATATACGGATAGTCTGTATATGGACGTTTATCAAAACGGTGTGCTTCTCAAGCCCGGAACTGACTATGCCGCTACGACAGGTACAACGGTTGTACTAGTTACAGGCGCATCACTCAATGACGTAGTTGAGATGGTGGTTTATGACACCTTTGCTATATCGAGTAGTTACACCAAGACAGAGGCAGATACACGTTACCCATTCAAGGGCAACAACAGCATCATCCGCTTGAATGGTCAGACCATCAGCGCGGACATTACGATTGACAGCGATGAGAATGGCGTATCGGCTGGGCCTATTACACAGGACAATGCCACTGTCACTGTTAACGGATATTGGAGTATCGTATGACCAGTCAGTTAAATGTAGATACCATTGTAGATAAGGCTGGCTCTGGCGGTTCCAATGTCAAGATGGCTAATACATCTACCTATGTGTCAGATGGTGGCAGTGCTACGCAGAATACTGTGCAGGGGCTGTGTAAAGCATTTGTTGTTTATGGAGAAGATACAGTCATTGATGCTGGTAGTTTTAATATGGCATCTCTTACTGATTCAAACACAGGACAAACACACCACAATTTTACGAATAGTTTTGTAGGTGCTGAAAGTTACACTGTTGCTATTTCTTGTATTCCCGGCACTGATGTAGCAGAAAGACCTAGATTGTCATCATGTCTAGCTGGCAGCACTATAACACAAAATGAAGAAGTTGATACTAGCACTGACAGAGATGCTGACCAATTTCATTTCTCAGCACACGGAGACCTTGCATAATGGCTAGTATTCTAAAAGTAGATACCCTGACAGGTGTAACCACCGCTGGCTCTATCTCAGTTACTGGCGAGGGCAACTCAACCACGACTAATCTTCAGCAGGGTTTGGCAAAGGCTTGGTGCAGTTATAACGGTTCTGGAACAACTTTTGCCGACAGTTTTAATATGACATCTGCAACAGACAATGGAACAGGAAACTATACTTTTACCATTGCTAATGACATGAGTAACGCTAATTATGCAGCATCAACAATTGTTCATCCCGGCACTTCTACTTCTACTGCCATACATACTTGTGAGGCAGATTGTAGCAGCGGATATTTAGCGGGTAGCTTGCGAGTGGAAGTTGCTTTTGGAAACGCAGCGTCTTCGGATAGGGCTGAATTTGACCCAACAAAGTGTGCAGTAACATTTCACGGAGACCTAGCATAATGGCAAGCGAACTTAGAGTTAACACCCTTAAGGATGCCAGCGGTAATAACAGCGTGGCTACAAGTGTTGTATTTAATGGTAGCGCAAAGGCTTGGATTAATTTTAACCAAACAGGCACTCAAGCAATTAGAGATTCATATAATATTTCAAGCATAACAGATGCAGCAACAGGACAAACAAGTCCGATAGCTTTTACTAGCAGTATGTCTGATGCTAACTTCAGTCCTACCCATTTCAATAATGCTAACACAGGTAATAATCACACAGCGTTTGGTAATAATTTTGCTGGGGGATGCGGTGGTTTAGCAACAGGTTCTTTTGGTACATCATCGTATAATACGGGGTATGTTGATGCAGAGTTAAATTATAATTCTATCAATGGAGACCTAGCATGAGTAAAGCAGCAGAACTAGCCGCATTGATTGGTTCAGGTCAGGCGCAGACTGCGTCCAATCTTATAATTAATGGTTCTAATCAAATTGCACAAAGGTCCACAAGTTCTACATCAAGCGGTTATCAAACTGTAGATAGAACAAGGGCAGAGTTTAGTGGTGCTTCCGTTACACAATCGCAACAAGCATTGACTTCTGGCGGTCCGTATAATGATGGTCATAGGTTTTTCTTTAGATGTGCTAATACAAGTACATCGTCAGCTACAAGTGCTTACCTACAGATAAACCAAGAGATTGAAGCACAAAACGTAGCCACTTCAGGTTGGGATGCTACCTCCAGTAGTTCATTTATCACAATGTCATTTTGGGCAAGGTCTAGTTTAGCTGGAACCTATAATATACATTTACGAACCCATGATGGAACAGCAAGAAGTTTTAGCACCACATTTACTTTAGTAGCTGATACATGGAAAAAAGTAACTGCGACAATTCCCGGCAACTCTGGAATTACGGTAACTAATGACAACGGAATTGGATTACGCTGTTATATAATAGTTCATTATGGAACAAATTATACAAGTTCAGGACACACAAGTGACGCTTGGCAAACTGTGGACACAGCCGATTTGACAGCCGATTTTGCACAAAACTGGTCTAATACAGCTAGTGCTACATTTGACATGACGGGCTGGCAGCTTGAGGTTGGACAAGTTAGCACCCCTTATCCGCATGAGGACATAGAAACTACGTTAGCTAAGTGTCAGCGGTACTTTGAAACTGTGGAATGGAACTCTTATGTTATAACAGGAAATTCCTATTCAACAGCACAAGCGAATCTGGGTCCGATTGTTTGGAAGGTAAATAAAAGAGCCAATCCAACATTAACTTTTCCAACAATAGGAACTTCGTCTGGCACTATTGGAGTGACAAGTGCAAACGGAAACTTTATTACTCAGGGCAGTGCGTTTTTGGCAACTACTACAGTAACAAGCGCACAGATGTACAATGCCGCTGATGCTGGGTTTTCTGGATACACTGATGATGGAGTTTGTATGTTGTTTTCTTATGGGGGTACAACCCTTAAAGTTGATTCGGAGCTATAGATGATTATTAAAGATGCAAAATGGCAAAAAGGTCCACCTCCGATACAGAGTGATGTTGTAATATGTTTTACTGCAACGATTAATGACGAAAAAGTAGTAGTACCAAAAGTTGTTGGAAACAGCCATTACGATGAGGCTATGCGCCAAGTAGAGGCTGGTGAGCTAACTATAGCAGACGCGGATTGATGAATGCCTCTAAGCAAATTACAGTTCAAACCCGGAATCAACAGAGAGGGTACAAATTACTCTAATGAAGGCGGTTGGTTTGATGGTGATAAAATCAGGTTTCGTAACGGTCTACCAGAGCGCATAGGCGGTTGGGTTCGTGTATCCAACACACAAGTAACTGGCACTCCTCGTAAAATCTTTGACTTCGTGACGTTGTCTTCTCAAAACCTGTTGTTTATAGGCACCGAACAAAAAGTATTTTTAGAAAATGCAGGTACGTTCAACGATATTACACCTATTAGATCCACAGTTAGTCTTGGTGCTAATCCAGTAAATACTAGCGGAGGCGCAGGTAGTGGTGTTGTAACGATTAGCACGCAATCCGCGCATAATGCCATAGCTGGAGATTTTGTTACATTAGCCAGTCTTACGGCTACGGACGGTATAACAACCGCACAGCTTAACAAAGAACAAACAATTCTTTCGGTTCCAACTACAACTACTTTTACCATTGATACAGGTGGTTCTGCAACTTCTGGTAGCACCGCAGGTGGCGGTTCTAGTGGAACAGCAGCATTTCAAATAAACATAGGAATAAACACCACGGTTCTTGGTGCAGGTTGGGGTGCAGGTACATGGGGTCGTTTTACTTGGGGTTCCGCGTCAGGATCATTAGCAGGTCAAACCTTACGATTGTGGTCAGCAGACAACTTTGGCGAGGATTTAATTTTTAACATTGCGGATAGCACCATTTACTATTGGGACGCGACTAACGGAACAAACACTAGAGCAATTGAACTATCTAGTTTAACAGGCGCAAGTGATGTTCCTGCTAAAGCTCGTAAGATACTCGTTTCAGATGTTGATCGACATTGTATAGCTTTTGGAACAACTCCAATAGGAAGCGCTGTTCTTGATCCTCTGTTAATTCGTTTTTCAAGCCAAGAAGAGCCTCAAAATTGGACTCCATCTGCTACTAACACTGCTGGTGATTTACGTTTATCAAAGGGCAGCGAGATTATTACGGCTGTACAAACCAGTCGTCAGATATTGGTCTGGACAGATCAATCTCTGTACTCAATGCAGTTCCTTGGACCGCCATTTACTTTTGGTGTGTCAATGCTTGGTGATAACATACGAATAGCTGGTCCCAACACCGCATTAGCAGTCAATGATGTGGTATTCTGGATGGGACAGGAAAACTTCTATCTGTATGATGGACGTATTCAAGCCATACCATGCAGTGTTCGTGACTATGTGTTTGGAGACATGAACAATCAACAATCATTTAAGTTTCATGCTGGTTCAATTGGTAGTCAGACTGAAATATGGTGGTTCTATTGTTCTTCTAGTGCAACAGAAGTGGATCGTTATGTAGTCTATAACTACGGACAAAAGGTTTGGTATTACGGTACACTTGTTCGTACTGCATGGAACGACAGAGCCTCTGGCCTTCGTAGCTTCCCGCAAGCCACAGGTGCAGATTTTTATCTATATGATCATGAAAATGGTTTAGATGATTTTAGCACGGGCAGCGCTGTTGCAATCAATGCGTTTGTTGAGTCCTCTGATTTTGACATAGGCGATGGGCAACAATTTATGCTAGTTCGTAGAATATTGCCAGATTTAAGCTTTAGTGGCTCTTCTGCTAGTAGTCCTGCCGCCTTATTTACTGTAAAAAGTCGTGATTTTGGTGGTGACAACTTTACCGAATCTCCGTCTGGCAGCGCCGTTAGAACAGCCACAAGTCCTGTTGAGCAATACACTGACAAGATTGATCTTCGCGCTCGTGGTAGACAAATGGCTATTCGTGTAGAGAATACAGCAGTTGGCGTTAACTGGAGACTTGGCGCTCCTAGACTTGATGCGAGGGCAGATGGTAGGCGATGACAAAAAAAATTGTAAGACCTATATTACCAATAGCGCCATCAGAATATGACGCAGTTTTTGTAAATCAACTTGCAAGAACATTAGAACAGTTAATAGACGAGGTAAGATCAGCAGACGTTAACTTTCAAGGTATATCTAGTTCAGGTGCTGCAAACGTATTAGAGGCTGGTGATTTTTATGTTGGAGAGGCTGGGTTTTTACGAATAGTAGAGAAGAATGAAATTTATTCAGGGAGCGTTGAAGGAACCACATCTTTGGGAACTGTCACCGTAACAGTGTCATAATTGACGATACTTGTAGAGAAAGCGTAATGATGTTAAAGTCTAAACACGAACAATTGTTCTTAATTAAAGGATCCAGTTATGGGATTTCTTGATGATCTTGTAAAAGTTGCTCTTCCTGCTGTTGCTGGTACTTTTCTTGGCCCCGTTGCTGGCAAAGCTTTGGGTGCTAGTGGCATAATGGGAAGCCCATTTATACAAAGCGCTTTAACATCTGGTGCCATAGGTTTGTTAACAGGACAAAAGCCTAAAGATGCTCTTAAATCAGCGTTACTTGGTGGACTAGGACAATCAGTTTTTGGCGGCATGGGGCAAGCTGGAAACATAGCTGATCAAGCTACAACTTCTACAAGTCTTCCTAATTTAATGGGAACTGGACAAGATCTTCAATTTATGGGTCAGGGAAATAAGGCATTAGACACTGCTCAAAAAATAGCAGCAGCAACAGGCGGTGGCGGCGCAATAGAACCCACTGCTGCAAAAACAATGTCTGCTGAATTATTACAGGGTCTTGGATTTGCAGGTGATCCAGGTAAAGAAAATTTATTATTTAGACTCGCTAATACAAAAGTTGGAGAAGGTATTCTCGCGGGATTAGCAGCGCAAGCTGCGGATTCTTTATTTGGTGGTGATGAAGATGAAGACACTAGAGGGGCATTTGAACGCCGACCCTATGCCGCTGGAGGCCCGGGCGGAAAGCTTGGCGGTATAAATTACAATCAAGGCGGTGTGGTTCAGTATTTCAATCAAGGTGGTGCGATGGATAATTATCCAGCAAATCCTCCTAGAAGAGATGGCCCTATTAATCCGTATGAGGGATCTGGAACTAAAGATGATGTGCCAGCACTATTAACGGCTGGTGAATTTGTCATGACTCGTGATGCTGTTGAAGGCGCGGGTGGAGGTGATGTAAATCGAGGTCTTAATCGAATGTACAGTATGATGGATAAATTTGAGGGGATGGCATAATGTCTACACAAACAGTAGAATCAGTACAACGTCTAGCCCCTTATCTTGAGGGACTTGAGCAAAGATTGCTTGGCACAGCATTTGGTGAGTTTAGTGGTGCAACGCAAACCAGTCCCGGTCTTCTTGATACGCCTCTTGCTCTTCCCACTCAAAAAGTAGCTGGCCTTGATCCCTTACAGCAACAAGCCTTTTCTATGGCACCCGGTATGGTTGGCTCATACGCTCCTTTTGTTGCGGGAGCATCTGGTCAGACCCTTGGTGGACAAGCTGCTTTAGGCGGCGGTCTTGGGCTTCTATCAAGTCCTGCGGCGGCTGTTCAGCAGTACATGAACCCATACGAAAACTTTGTGATTGACGAGATTAACCGTCAGGCACAAATAGGTAAACAGAAAAGAGCGGCACAGGCTGTTCGATCTGGTGCTTTTGGTGGTTCAAGACAGGGTATCATGGAAGGAGAGGCAGAAGGGCGTAGATTAGCTGCTATAGGTGATGCACGACGTAAGGGCTTTGGTGACGCTTTAACAGCTTCTCAGAGGGCTGCACAGCTTATGGGCGGTATCGGACAGGCATTTGGCGGTCTTGCCAGTACAACGGCTGATTTAGGGCGTGTGCAGTCCGAGCTTGGTCGTGCTGATCTTGGTATGCTTTCACAGCTAGGCGAAACAGGACGTAACTTTCAGTCGCAGGTTCTTGAGGCACAACGTCAAAATCAAGTGCAAGCTGCTCAAGAGCCATTTACACGGTTGGAGATTGGTCAGAACCTTCTTAAAGGCATTCCTAGCGCGGGGTTATCTTCTACATTTAAAACTTCAACCACTCCAGCTACCAACCCGTTCTTGGCTGGAATTGGTGCATACACTGCGCTTCAGGGTATTAAGCCTTCTGGCCCTGTAGGGAATTAGGAGAGCGTAAATGGCTATTGGAGATCCAATTAACGCTGGAATAGGCAGTTATGATCCAACGAAAAATTATTTTGCACAACCTCAAAGACGAGGCGCTGGTTTATTAAGTCCTAGCGATCTAAATCTATCTACAGTTCCCGGTCAAAGTCAGATGGATGCTTTAAACGCTATCCGTGAAAGATTGGGAATGCGACCTTTAGATCAAGGTTTAGGTTCTAAATTTTCTATAGCCCCTACAGGCATGACAAAGGGGCAAGCAAAACAACAACAGATGACTGTTGGTGAATATGACATTGGTAGAAAATTAGCTGCGTTAGACAGGCCAAACACAATGACGCAAGTGACTTCTGCGTTGCAAGATGATCCAGGAGATAGATTTCCTTTAGCTGATATTTTTGATGTTGAAGGTGGTGGCGGTCTTGGTGGAAGTAATGAAAACCAACCTCTCGTGTTTTCTGAAAGAGATCCGAACCTAGATGTTGATATTGGAGCCGCTGGTCTTGGCGTAGAGCCTCCTGCTGACAGTGGAGGATCTACTCCGTCCACGGCAACCACTGGCGGCGCTGGTAGCGGCGAAGAGGCTGGTGGGCTTGGTGAGGCTAATGCAGATCAAGCTCTTGTGTTTAGTGGTACGTCTGAAGACGACAAGAAAAAAACTTCTACAGATCCGTTTGAAGCAGCTTTAGTGGAAGCTATGAAAGATTATGAAGACGCTAAAGCTGGAGAAGACACTGGCATTAAAGACATTGATTACTATAAACAAAAATTTTCAGAGGCCACTGGCATAGACACATCTGGAAAAGTAGATAAATCACAAGCTCTGATGGCTTTTGGTTTAGCCCTTATGCAAAACAAAGCTGGCAAAGGGTTTGATGTTGGTAATATATTAGGGGCAGTTGGAGCGGCTGGTGAAAAAGCTATGCCAGAACTTACGAGAGCGCGATCAGAAGCTCGTGCTGCTCAATTAGCTGGTGGTAAATATGCTCTTAATCAAATTGCAAAAGATAAAGCTGCGGAGGCGGCTATTCTGGCTGAAAAACGATCAAATATACAAGAAATTAGAAAATTAAAAATGAGCGCTTTAGCAGATTCTGCTCTTAAACAACAAGAACATGAAAACAATATGAGAGTAAAAAGACTTGAAATTTCAGGAAAAATTGCAGAATCTGCTGCTAAAAGTAGAGAAGATTTAAATAAACTTTCAAATGAGTTCACTGGAGAAAAGGATTACAATCCAGTAGACACAAAGAAAAATATTAAAGTGCATGTTGCGAACAGAAAAAGTGATGGTGCTGAAATATTTACAAAGCCTTTAGCAGATGTTCCGTTAATAGCTAAAGGATATGCTGATTCACTTGATGGATCTGCTTCAATAGATAAAATGATTAACTTGATAACAGAGGCTTCACAAGCTTCTGCAACTGGTGGTTTGGCAGGACAACAATTGTTTGAATTTATTAATAATAGGTCTGCTGCTTTTGGTTTAAATTTACTAGAAGACGAGAGTGGTAAAAAAGTCGGACCTGTGACCGAAGCAAATGCTATTAGAGAAAGACTTATTGCTCAATATAAAAGATTTTTAACACAAGAAACTGGAAACGGAATATCTAACACCGACGTTGAGAGATTAGCCAGATCTTTAGGAAGTATTGATTTCCTTACTAATCCGAATGAAGCCATAACAAAATTAAGAGAAACAAGAAGAATATTTGAATCTTCAACTAAAGCTTTTCAAACTGCTCTTATAGAATTTTCTGATAAAGATAGATTTTTTAATGAAGAAATTTATGAAAAAACTCAACGAAAATTACAAGAAGCAGCTACAGGGGCGCTTTATGAAGGTCTTGGAACAGAGTCTGCTAATATAACCACAGACCCAGACACTGGCGTAACAACCATAAAGCTTTCTTAGGGGTCGTTATGGGTGAAATAAACATACAACTTCCAAACGAAACTTTAAAATTTGAATTTGCTGGTGATAAGCCAACCATTGAAGAGCAATTTAAAATTTCCAATATCATTCGTGAAAAAAGAAGACAACTCAAAGTACAAGAGTCTGCTGGAAGATCTGCTAAACAAGAACAATTGTTTGATACTAAATCTGGTATTAAGGATGCTGGATTTCGTGCTGCTTTATCTGTCGCTGAAACTAATGAAGAGCAAGATGCTATCCTTAAAGAGAGATATGGTTTTGGAGAAGGTGATTTTACTCGTGATAAACGTGGTAGACTTGCGATCACTCAATCTGGCGGTCAAAAATTAGGTATTGATTTAGAAAAAGATACGCTTGTAGATGAAACAGGTTTCTCTCGTTATGATTTTGCTGATTTAGCTGGTATAGCTCCAGAAGTTATTGGAGGTGTTGGCGGTGCTATAGCTGGCATACCGCTTGGACCTGCTGGTATCATTGGTGGTTCTGTTCTTGGAGCTATGGGAGGCGCAGGGGCTGAAGAAGCTGGTGAAGCGTTACTTGGAGTTTCCAAACAAACTGGATCGGAAATAGCAAAGGACATAGCTGTTGAAGGCGCTATCACGCTTGCTGGAGAACTCACATTTGGTTTAGCTGGAGTGGCTTTTAGAGCGGGTCGCAAAGGGCTTTCTGTGAAAAAATTACCAGATGAAGATGTAACGGCAATTGGTGAAGCTCTCACATACAAAATAAAAGATCCAACCACTGGCGAATTAATTGATGTTCCTATAACTCCAGAGCTTGGTGCTGTTGGCGCACCCGGACTTATTGCAAGACAAACAAAAATCATGGAGAGAGTTATTGGCTCTTCTGACCGTCTAAAAAACAATTATGATAATATGGGAAAAATTTTAGATGATTTTAGAGGTAGATCTAACGCCGCTAAAGCCTCAACAACAGAAGATACTGGTGAGGCAGTCCTTGACTCTGTTTTCAACGCAAATCAGGCGTTAGTTGCTAGTGAAAAAGCCGCAAGGGAGGCCGTAGTAAAAACTTTATCTGGAGCAACAGATCAATTCATGACAGCAGCTTCAAAAGGAGTTGATGTTGATGAGGAGGCGTTCAAAATACTTGCTGATGCTAGTAAAGGTTTTGATGACATTGCTGCAACTAAATTTAGTCAAATAGAAGATTTAGTTGGCTCCGCTACAGGAACAAAAAAATTTATTAATACATCAGCATTAAAGGACATATCTAAACGTCTTGAGGATGAATATGGAGCCTCTATAGCCGCATCAAGATCTACGTCAGAATCAGTTAGAGAGAGCGTAGCTGGTGATGTCTCTGCCATCATTAACGGTATTAATGGTCTTGGTGACAAAACAGGTTTTCTACAGCTTTACAATTTACGCAAAGCATTAAACGATGGAAAAATGGCAACTAACTCAACCACTGGAGTTAGAGAGATACAGAAAGCCATTGATGAAATTGACCGAATGCTCGAACCTAAAATGTTAGAGTATTATGCAAAAGCATCGGCTGGCGCTCTTGATGGTCAAGCGTTAGACACTTTGCAATCAGCGGCTTCTAGTTTAGGAGCGGCTCGTGGATTTTTCAAAGATGGACAAACAGCCATTGACAACTTGCAAGATGCAATAAGAATTAAAGATTTAGCTCAACGTGCTAGAGATGGAACTATACCACCAAATGTTGATTTTCTGTCTACCCTTGTTAAAAATGGAAAACCCGAATCATTGAAAAGAGCCATTAAAGTTGTTGAAGATTTTAGTGGAGCGGGACAAGCCGAACAATTGCGCGGTTTGGTTGCGACTCGTTGGTTGCAAGAAGCATTGAAAAGAACGATGCCTGATGGTGTTGACGCAGCTTCATTCTCTGGTAAGTCTTTTGCCAAATCAATTGATGATTTAGGCAATACCGCTGATGTATTATTTGGTAGTCAAGTTGGACAAGTTCGTGCTTTAGCCAAACAAATAGAGAAAGCATCTTCATCAAACATGACAGAAGAAGCCATCCTTAGAGCCGTTCAAGAAGGAGGAGGTGAAGCTGGTGGAGTGGCAGGAATATTAAGATCTGTTAAAGAACAGCAAGATGCCTTGAATCAGTTCACGACTGATAGAACATTAAGAAAATTATCTTCTGGTAACATCACTGCAATTGAAGCAGCAGAGTATGTTGCAAGTCCTAAATCACAACCAGAAACAATTCGTTCTGTTTTAAGTTTATTAAGAAAACAGGGAGATGATGAAGCGGTTGATAAGATTCAATCTTTTTACATGAATAATATTCTTAAAGATTTTGGCGCAGATACTTTTGTTGATGGAAACGCAATCAAGACATTTGCAAAGAACTTTAATGAGGCTGGCAAGAGCGGTAAATTTAGAATAATTTTTGGACAAGAGATGGGTAAAGACATGGAAAAATTTGGTCGTGTCCTTGCTGTTAATGCTAAAACAGCACAAGGCGGTGATCTCGTAGCTGCTAACATTGCTGCCAGTCCTTTGAATAACCTTGGGAAAATTGCAAAATATGGTTTGTTTACAAGGTTTTTAACTTCGGCTCCTTATTATAGACAAGTTTTAAATCAGTATGAGGCCTTATCAGGAAACTTGCCGCCAAAGAAAAAGTCAGAAATACTCGGCAAAATAATGAGTCAATTGTTTGTGCAAACACCCGGACAAATTACACAAGAGGCTGTCGATGAAGGCAACAGACAAATTGATGCTTTAATGAAAAACACTCAAGTCGGTCAACAATTGTCCGCAATCCGAAGTCAGATGACTCCACCAAACGTAGCATCTAGTCTTGGAGGCATAAACGTAACACAACCAACGGCTCCAGCAGGAACCAGTACAATTCGACAACAGGCAGCAGCGAACCCCGGTGTAGCTCAAACCTTGGGCATTAGAGGTCCAACGGCAGGTCTGTTAGGAACAGGGAACCCGTAAAATGAATAAAGATGTATTACGCGAAGAAATAGCCGCTGATGAGGGCTGTAAGTATGAGGTGTATTTAGACCATCTTGGCTTACCCACCTGCGGCATAGGACATTTGATAACTGAAAATGACGAAGAACACGGCAAACCCGTGGGTACGGTGGTTGAACAAGAACGTGTTAAGAAATTGTTCGCATTGGATATGTCTGTAACTATTGACGAGTGCAAAGTATTGTACCCGGATTTTGATGACTTACCCGAAGAGGCACAGCATATCATTTGCAATATGATGTTTAATATGGGCCGTCCGCGCCTCTCCAAATTCAAGGGTATGAAGGCTGGTGTAGACGCTAGAGACTGGGACAAGGCCGCAGATGAAATGGTTGATTCCAGGTGGTACACACAAGTTCCGAACCGTGCAAGACGCTTGGTTGACCGCATGAGAGCGCTGGCTGACTAAGCATTAACAGCCGCAGACCCTATCCCACCCTGTCCGTATTTCTTATCAAAAGCATCAGCAGTTAGCTTGGCTATTTGCTGGCGCACATTCCTGTGTTCATCTGCACAAAGCTTTTGAAGCTTGTTATAAGTAGAAATATCTACAGCAACAGACTTGTATTGTGTTGTGTCTGGCATTATACTAATTCCCATTGTTAACCATTAATGTCCATATTTATACCATGTACAACTATAAACGCAAGACAAACAAGTATGGTGCCAGAAAGACAACTTTCATGGGAATCAAGTTTGATTCCAAGTGGGAGGCAGAGCGTTGGGGCGAACTCACAGCTATGGAAAAGGCTGGTTACATAACAGACCTACAAAGACAAATCTCATATGAGATTGTGGTCAACGATCAAAAGATTTGTAAATATGTGGCTGACTTTCGATATAATAAAGTAGATGAATACGGTAGTCTTGAAGAGGTTGTTGAAGATGCCAAGGGCGTGGAAACCGCTGAATTTAAACTCAAAAAGAAACTCATGAAAGCCGTTCATGGAGTTGAGATTTACCTCTCTAAAAATAATAATAACAATTTTCTCAAAATTCCCTTGACTTGAAAAGATTGCATGCTTACCTTTCAGTTGTATCTAGCGATATTCAACTCTGAAAGGAAAAGCAATGAACGCTATTACTTTGAATAATGATCTAACTGCTTTGTTTGACAAGCGTGAAGATCTCAAATCTCAAATTGACGATCTGCAAAAAGAATTGAAGATCGTTAACAATTCTCTCAAAGACCAGTTTGAGGAAACTGCCAAGATGCAACTTGCCCAACAAGGCAAGGATTTTGGTCAGACTTCTATGAACAGTGGTGATTTCAAAGTCACTGTTGATTTTCGTAAGAAGGTCTTATGGGATGAAACTATTCTGTTGCGTGTTCTTAACTCTTTGGATGAGGACACGGCTAGGCATCTTGCCACTGTGAAATACAGTGTGCCGGAAGCAAAGTTTCAGAATGCCACACCAGATCTCAAAGCAGCATTGTCTGAGGCTCGTACCGTTGAGTTGCAGGGCATTTCTGTTGATCTAAAAAGAAGGGAGGAAAGTTAATGCTAAAAATAATTAGCGCAGAAGAGCGGTTGGCTGAAAAACGCGGACATAAGATCGTGATTGGCGGACCGTCAGGTGTGGGGAAGACATCACTAGTGCGTACCTTGGACATGGACAAAACATTGTTCATGGACTTGGAAGCTGGTGATGCCGCTATCGAAGGGTGTAAAGTTGACGTTATCAGGCCGCGTACATGGCCTGAGTGCCGAGACTTTGCATGCTTCCTTGGTGGGGGCAACCCTGCACTAAATGAGGACTCACCGTATAGCATGGCGCATTATGAATATGTGTGTCAGACCTATGGTGATCCAGAAAAGCTGTTGAGCAAATACGATACAATCTTCATTGATAGTATTACTGTAGCTGGTCGGCTTTGCTTTTCATATAATCAAAATCAACCAGAAGCCAGATCAGATCGAACAGGCAAGCTAGACACTCGTGCAGTTTATGGCGCTCAAGGTCGTGAGATGATGCAATGGTTGACACACCTTCAACATATTCGTGAGAAGAACGTGATCTTTGTCGGCATCCTTGATGAAAAGACGGATGACTATGGACGCATCACTTACGACTTGCAGATTGAAGGTGCAAAGACTGGGCGTGAATTGCCGGGGATCGTTGATGAACTAATCACAATGACAACGCTGACTGCTGACGATGGCACTAAATTCAGAGCCTTTGTTTGTGATACGCTTAATCAGTGGGGCTATCCTGCTAAAGACAGAAGCGGCAGACTTGACGCTGTTGAAGAGCCGCATCTTAATAAGTTGCTTGAGAAAATGTCTGGTCCAAGGCCAGAAGCAATGAACTTTGTAAATCCAAAAACGGTCAATAATAAAGAAGAGGAAAACGTAGATGCTTGACCTAAACAATGTACCGCCAATGGAAGGCGGAAGTGGAGACTTTGAACTCATCCCTGATGGTACTGTAGTTAGCGCCATCATCAAGCTTGAAGGTGGCGACACTGAGATTCCTGAGTATGGTGCTGGCACCTACTTCAAGCAATCTCAAACCACTAGCGCAAAATGGTTGCCGATTGAGTTGACAATTATGGGCGGTAACTTTGACAAGCGTAAAGTCTGGCAGAACATCTTTGTTGATGGCGATGCCAAGGATGAGAATGGTATGTCTAAAGCCCGAAAGATTGGTTTGAACACCATCAAGCAGATGGTTGATAGTGGTTTTGGTATCTCTCCAAAAGACGAGAGTGATGACGCTAGGGCAAAACGTGCGTCTATCCAAGGTATCCATATGATCAATGGTATGACTATATGTTGCACTTTAGGAATTGAAAAAGGCAATAATGGTTACGCTGATCGCAACAAGATCAAGACAGTCTTGACACCAGACTCGCCTAATTATATTCAAAGTACAGGACAGGCTGCACCTGTCGCGCAAGCGCCAGTTGCACAAGCACCAGTGGCTCAGTCTCCTGCACCGCAACCGACTACAGCAACAGCGGGGGTAGCACCATCATGGGCGCGTTAGAGACACTGTGGGCATATATTAGCGGCAAACCTTCAGAGGTCGCTAGATCCAGTAAGGGGGGCGCTGGAGCCGTAAAGCCCCCCACTTTCGACATCAAGTTTGAAGATGGTGTTCCGCCATACATGACTCATTCTGTTGATGACATTCCTAAACTTGCAAAGAAAACATTCAAGATGATTTCGCGTAAGAAGGGAGCAACAATTGATGAGGTGCATGCTGTTGTTGGAAAGAAGCGATCATCTGTCTACAATCATATCTACCTGATTAAAAAGGCTGGCTATGAGATTGTGAAGACCTACGATAAAAAGTCAGGTACTCACAGGTACAGACTAGGCTAGTACGATGATTCTCCGTGAGTATCAGGAAGTCGCTGTAAACGATGCTTCTGATGCACTGGATAAGCACAACAATACTTTAGTCGTTGCACCAACTGGGGCTGGAAAGACAATCATGCTTTCCGCCTTGGTTGGCAAACGCTACAAAAGTTCACAAAATGTGCTTGTGCTACAGCATCGTGACGAACTCGTTTCACAGAACTCCAATAAATTTCACCTTGTAAATCCATCCTTGAGGACCAGTGAAGTAAACGCTGCACAAAAGGATTGGTCAGGTGACGCTGTATTTGCAATGGTGCAAACACTTTGCCGCGAGAAAAACTTGGACAAAATGCCCAAGATTGACCTTATCGTGGTTGATGAAGCGCATCATACCATTGCGGATACATATCAACGCATCATTAACGCCGCAAAGAAGGCCAATGAGGGGGTTCAAATCGTTGGCTTTACCGCCACCCCTAACCGTGGCGATAAGAAGGGCTTACGGGACGTATTTACAAACTGTAGCCACCAGATAGAAATTTCCACGTTAATTCGTGAAGGGTTCCTTGTACCGCCAAAGACATATGTAATTGATGTTGGTGTGCGGAGTGAGTTGAACGAAGTACGCAAAACTATATCAGACTTTGACATGGCGCAGGTTGAGCGGATCATGAATCGCCGCGCCATTAACAAGCGTGTGGTTGAAGAGTGGGAGGATAAAGCTGGTGATCGCCAGACGATTGTATTCTGCTCAACTGTGCAGCATGCCGAAGATCTGTGTGAAGAGTTTGTGGCTTACGGTGTTGATGCTGAAACAGTTACGGGCGAAACGCCAAAAGATGAACGTGAGCAAATCTTACATGATCTAAGCACTGGAGACATTCAGGTTGTTGTCAACGTGGCTGTGTTGACAGAGGGCTTTGATGCTCCGCCTGTGTCCTGCATCGTATTGACCAGACCATGCTCATACAAAGCAACTATGGTTCAGATGATTGGTCGTGGTCTGCGTACAGTAGATCAGGAAGAATTTCCCGGTGTTGTTAAATCTGATTGCATTGTCATGGATTTTGGTACGTCTGTATTAACACATGGATCGCTTGACGATGCTGTTAATCTGGATGGCGCTCAGAGTGATGTAGATGGCGAGGCTCCGTTAAAAATATGCCCTAACTGCGATGGCGAGATACCGTTGAATGCACGAGAATGTCCTATGTGCGGTCATGAAGGGCAGCGTCCAGAACCAGAAATATTAGAAGATTTTGTTCTGACCGAAGTAGATCTCATGGAACGATCTCCGTTTCGATGGATGGATTTGTTCGGTAATGGGGTGTGCATGTCTGCATCTGGATTTAACGGTTTTGCAATGATTGCCGATGTTGATGGGCTTTGTATTGCCGTTGTTAAAAAGAAAGAGGGCAAGACACGAGTGATCTCTATTGGAACTAAGAGACAAGTTATGGCGGCTGCTGATGACTTTATGAGACAGAATGAGACTGGAGATAGCGCGAAAAAGACCAAGCGTTGGCTGAATGATGCAGTTAGCCCTAAACAACGGGAATTGTTAGCAAAAAATGGTGTTCATGTAAGTCCTATTGATTTTTCATGGACTAAGTATAGAGCCGCTTGTATGTTGAATTATGTCTGGAACAAGACGTTTATTGATAATTTAGTCAATAATGTAGTGTCAGAAAAGAGAAGTGCATGAACAGGGGTGAGATAAAATTAAAGATATTGTTTGAGGATGATGTATGCGTTGAAGCGACATACTTCATGTTGTTCAATGATCCTAATGACAGAGACGAATTGCAAACTGCGATTACAAACATGTTGTACAAATTTATTGAGGGCAAAGAAGAAACTTTTGAGGGTGCGGTGGCAGAAGTCGATGTTCAGGATGTAGAGGATGTTTATGTCTGCACATACGGACCGTTGTCAAAGGAGGTTATAGAATGGATACGGGAGGAGGAGTACGAGACTCTTCATTAAAACAAGTAGGAGAATTGTTCGGGAATATTGGCTGGGAAAAACGATTATGTGATTTAAATGAGGAAGAGGTGTTAGCTATAACACTAATCCTAAAACGAATATCAGAAGGGCTTGATGATGAATACTCTAGCACAGACCTTACAGAAATTTACTTCCGATACGGAGGCGGCAGAATCGGCCTCACAGACTCGGACATCCCTTTCTGATGCAGAAAATATAATTAAAGAGCTTGATCGGGCGATTGTAGAAAAAGAACGCAAGCAACCAAAGCGCAGGTATCTTGGTGCCTCAAGCCTTGGTGATCCCTGCTCACGAAAGCTCCAGTACCGTTACATGAACCAAGAAGTTGATGAAGGTAAAGGGTTTCCTGCGAAGACATTACGCATATTTGGACTCGGGCATACCATCGAAGATATGATGATTATGTACTTCCGTGACGCTGGCTTTGACCTGCGGACAGAGAAAAAAGGCGAACAATTTGGTTTTGAGACTGCTGGCGGCGAAGTCAGAGGTCATATTGATGGGGTCATATGTGGTGGTCCGCTGCACCTTTCATACCCTATGTTGTGGGAATGTAAGTCAGCATCTGAAAAGAAGTTTAATGAATTTGTTCGTAAAGGTGTAGCCGAAGCCAACCCGGTGTACGCAGCGCAGGTTGCACTGTATCAAGCCTACATGGATCTTACTGAAAATCCTTGTGTATTCACGGTGTTAAACAAAAACACAAGCGAGATATACATTGAAATGGTTCCGTTCAACAGTGAGCTTGCACAAGCCACCAGTGACAAAGCAGTACAAATCCTGAAAGCTACAGAAGCTAACGACATGCTGCCGCGTGTCGCACAAAATGATGATTATTTTGTTTGTAAGTGGTGCGAGTTCCGCAACACTTGCTGGCAAAAAGAAGGGGCGGTATGAGCCGCCCCTAGTTGGAAAACAATACTTAACGAGGATCAATATAATGAGTGTGGTAAGGTTTGGCAATACTATATCTAGTAGTAATGACATAGTTGAGGAGATTTCCCGTAAAGTCCCCAAAAGCGAACAAATTAGGATTTTGCAGGATACGTTTCCTGCCGGGCGTGTTCACGGCAAAACATTTTATATCGGTTCATTGCTTGGTGATCCGGGGCAATCGTTAAAAATAAACATTGATACTGCCTCGCAGCACTTCATGCAGGGTCAGGATTTCAACGGCGGTGTTGGCATCGGGGGCATTGTAAAGATTTTAATGGAAGCTCGTGGCATGAAGTTTCCAGAAATAAAAGAGATGTTTGCCAGTTACCTCGACAGCACTGGTCCTGAAATTGTTCGGGATAATGCGCCGATAGAAAATCCTATTAGGCCGCAGTACAACGCTAATTCACCGTATGATGCAGAATATGTGTACACCAATGCTGATGGTGAGGTGCTTGTCACAGTCCGTAGATACAATGTAAAGGATATTGCTGGCAATCCCATGTTGAATACCAAGGGCAAGCCAAAGAAAGAGTTTAGGCCGTTTGTCGAAGGCTCACCATATTCCAAGTTCCCAGATATACGCCCGTTGTATAACATTCCGAATGTATTAGCATCTGATCGTGTTATATGGGTTGAGGGCGAAAAGTGTGCTGATGCTCTAAACCATGCTGGATACACAGCTACCTGTACAATTGGTGGGGCTGGTGCGCTAACAAAGAAGACTGCTCCTCAGTTTGACTTTTCTCCATTACAGAACAAAGAGCTTATTTTGTGGCCTGATAATGATCCTGCTGGCAAAAAACTAGCTGATCTCATACAGGACTTTGCTTTGGCTGCTGGCGCTAGGTCGGTCACAATGCTTACGCCGCCAATGGGTAAACCCGAAGGTTGGGATGCTTCAGATGCTTTATCTGAGGGCTATAACATTGAAGAATTTGTTAACACTAAAGCAAAGATAACCAAAACAAATATTAACCTTCTTGATGATTCTTTTCTTGTCAGTCGGTTTGCCGGGGCTGCACCCGAACAAAAGTTCTTGATTGATGGCACGTTTCCGCTCGGAGTTCCTATTCTTTTTGCTGCGGCAGGTGATGCTGGTAAGGGCATGATGACACTGGATATGGGCATGAAGGTGGCATCTGGAAAGCCAATGACAAACACGTTTGGCGGTCTGGTCAAGGAGTTCGGAAACGTGGTTATCTTTACTGCTGAAGATGATGAAGCTGAGATGCACAGGCGCGTTGAGCGGCTTGATCCGTTTGAAGAGCGGCGTGGTTATCCGCATGATTTAAAGATTGTGTCGCTTCCAAATGTGGGCGGTGTGTTTGCAATTATGAACGAGTCCAACGGCGAGTTCAGCACAACAGCAGAGTTTGAAAAGATATACGAACAAATCTTACAGATGAGTAATTTGAAATTGATCGTGTTTGATCCGCTGGCATCATTTGTTCATGCAGATGTCAACGCTGATCCTGCGGCTGGTGCTGCTTTAACAGGTCTGCTGGCTCGTATGGCAACAGAAACAGGTGCATCTGTATTGGTTTGCCACCATATGACCAAGATCAAAGACGATGCAGTTGTTAAAACACCAGAACAAGCTCGTAACCTGATCAGGGGTACAACGGCTTTGGTTGATGGTGTCAGGTCTTCATTCGCCATGTGGCAGGTCGATACGGCTCGTGGCAAAAAGACATGTGAGCGGTTGGGTTTGCCATATCAACGCAACAGTTGTTTTGATGGTGCTGTAGTCAAGTCTAACGGGCCAGCCAGTAGAAATGTTCGGCATTTTGTCCGGGATCCAATGACTGGGCTGCTAAATGATCGCACTGAAGAAATTAAATCACTAAGCAGTGGCACGATGCTTGAGATGAAACTAGATGCCATGTTTGATTGGATCATCCATTGTGAGCGCGAAGGTGTGGCTCTAACTCATATGAGTGGCAACAACGGGGTTCATAAGCGGTCAGAAGATGCTGATGCTCCTGAGATACTGCAAGGCATCGGGAAGCAGACGTTAGAGGGATATGTTCGGACATTGCAGCAGGATGGTCGGATTGATAAGTTTCAGTTGACCGCAACAGGCGGCAGGGTATGGCTAGGAGCAGTTGATGGTCCTATGAGTCGGGGTGAATATGAAGCTGTTACAGCGAGGGATAACGTATAATGATCATATCTTGGTGGTCGGCTGGCGTTACCAGTGCGGTGGCAACAAAGCTGGCGATAGATAAACATGGTAAGGAAAACGTACTGCCAATCTATTTTCATATAGACACGGCGCACGATGATAATGAGAGATTTATTCGGGAATGCGAAGAGTGGTATGATCGGGACATTATGGTGACCAAATCGCATAAGCACAACAATCAGTTTGAGGTCATTACTAAGGATAAATATGTTAATGGCCCCGGAGGTGCGCGGTGTACTCTTGTGTTGAAAAAACGAGTCCGGCAGCGGCTGGAGAAAGAAATGAGTTATGACGCACAAGTGTTCGGGTTTGAGTATTCCAAAAAGGAGGTCAATCGCGCTATTCGATTTAAGGAACAATATCCAGATGCCAAGCCCATCTTCCCGCTAATTGAAAAGAAACTAACCAAGCCAGAGTGTTTGTTCTACCTTGAACAAGCTGGCATTAAACGTCCTACAATGTACACGTTGGGTTATGGCAACAATAACTGCATTGGATGTGTAAAAGGCGGTAAAGGATACTGGAATAAAATACGAAAAGATTTTCCCGAACAATTTGATCGTATGGCTGCGGCAGAACGTGAAGTGGGTAACTCCTGTATTCGCGGAGTTTATCTGGACGAGTTGCATCCAAGAGAGGGTGTTGAGCAAAAATTTGTCATGGCTGATTGTGGTAACTTTTGTGATATTGAATTTACAGAAATTATGCACAAAGACATTGATTTAATTATGCGTGAACCAGAACAATTAAGTTTATTTTGAGGGGCATAAGATGAAAAGGGCTGAAGTGCTGGACACAGCGAAGAAGTATGTAACGAAGGACAGAGCAGCAGACCACGGGGCGATGGAGGATAATTTCCGAACAATTGCTCGTTACTGGTCAATTCACCTGGGAACGAATGTTACTCCAGGTGATGTGGGTGTAATGATGAGTCTGCTCAAAATTGCTCGTATTAAAAGCAACGTGAGTCACGAAGATAACTATGTTGATGGATGTGGTTATCTTGCATGCGCGGCGGAATGTGAAAAAAATACTTAGTTTTTTTGTTGACAAGTATGCAATCACTTCTTATATCTGTTATCAGCGACTATCAATGGAGGTTTATATGCAAAGATCAACAAATTATCTGGAGGCACAGGCGTTGCTCAATCAAACGATCAACGCTGTGCATGGATTGGTGACAAGCGATGCTACTGAAGCTGAAGTTGAGTTGTTGCTTGGCGCGGCAGGTGGATTGCAGGAAGCGCAGTCAATGTTAATTAAAGCTAGGTTGAGGGTGGAAAACGATGGCTGAGACAAATACATGGAATGGCGTTGAGCGTATGGCTGATGACATGAAAAAGCGCAAATTGGGCGTTGAGGAAGACGGTCCTGTTTTAGCGAACATGGTGCAAGCGGCTTTGGCTGAACCAAAGAAGGGTTTTGCTATGTATACTGGCGGCAGTGTCGCTGAAGCTATGAGACGCAATATGCAAGCTGATATGGCAACGATGCAAAAATTTATGGTGGACAATACGCTTCTGGACGAGATTGTTAAAGCGTCTTTTGTTAAGCCACAAACATTGCTTGCAATGTTGCATAGGGCTATGCCGTGCTTTGATAGCATGTGGGTAGAGTGGGATGAACATGCACGTTTGGAATCAAGAAAAAAGGCGCATGATAAATATACCCCAGATATGTATATCCAGTTTAATGATAGGTTTATTGATGGTTCACGAGTTGGGTATCACATCCGCAAAGTAAACGACAAAATCATTTACGCTAAATATCAAATAACAACACAAAACGGTGTGGAGCAAATTGGAGCCTATCCATTAGGTTTTTCGATTTCTAATAGTGACAGAATGTTCTCTGATCAAAATGAGATGCTTGCGTCAAATTATAATCAAGTAACTTCTGATATTATTTTCGCGCCTTGGTATTACGCAAAGCATAGTAAAGATCCTGTTCAAAGAGAGTATTTGGACGATATTATGTTTAAATGTGGCATCGTTCAAACAGCGGCTATGCACTGGTCTATACCTGCACAAAAGTTCAAAATGGGCTGGGAAAAAGATGAAATGTCTGAATTAGTCAGGCGTAACTTTTTGCCCGGTCATGGTGATGAGCAAGGTTTTGGAATGGGCGATGTCAGGTTTTTAATCGCGCTACTTAGTACGCTTAATTACGATCAGGTTATTCATCTAAGCACAACACCGCCAAAGAAAATTGATCATATGCGTTTTGGTCGTGTGGTGCCGAAGAACGAATACAAGCTGGTGACAATTCAGTTGCCCAAGCCTCGTGGTGTAAAGATCTATGAACAGATGTTTACAGGTCATGGAACGCCTAAGAGAGAGCATTGGGTAAGAGGACACCATAGACGTATCAGAGGGCGTAGTGAGCCAACGTGGATACCGCCTCACATAAGAGGCAATCCAGAGTTGGGCACTATCGTTCATGATTATAAGTTAGAAGCTAAATAAGGGCAAAAGGAGGGATCAATGCCATATTACGCATTAGTGAATGAACGTCACGCAACGATGGGACTGGAGAGCGTTGAAGAGGTCAAAAAATTTGTGGCGATGGGTTTGAAAAATCGCCATTGGCCTCAAGGCGACTCTGGTTCTGATGGAACGTGGGACATGGTGGAGATTTATGACATGGAGGTAAAGCCTAATGGTAGGCATGATCTTGTGACAAAATATTTTCACAAAGATGGTAAAATAGATGAGGCTGATAAATCAACTTCACTGATCCATACCCATACAAAGGATGACATAAACAAAATGTTGGGATTGAGTAATGTGCATGATCGTATGCAAAATCCAGACAAATTGTTCGTGGATATTACGATGATCGTAGATCCAACGACTTTTTCAGATGATGGCTCGTTTGCCATGAATTTTGAAAAAAACTACCTTGATGACAATGGCAGCGAAGACGCTGAAGAAAAAACAATATCACGCATTCTGGATCACAGGATGTTTGATATTATCATTGATGTTGTCAGTAAGGACTTTGTTGATAATCACCTTGATGGCAAAAATATTCTGAAAATAGAATATGGTGTAAAGGGTAAGTCATTCATTGATGAGGATACATACGTTAAAGGATGGATCTACAACAAGCAGGGCAAGCTTATTGAACAACATGGATACCCTAGAAAGGGGTTTTAAATGACTAATTACGCAAGACATGGAGATGATGAATTTTGGCAAGAATATTATGGTCAATTGGTAGGAGGAAAAATACTACAGTTCTGGATGAATGATGACGGTTATCCAAGTTTTGAAATAGCACATCCAAGATATGGATTGTTGACCATTGAGGTTAGTCGTGACCCAGAAGGCAATGATCCGGGGTTTCTGTTTATTAACGATCAAAAGGATGGCGAGTGATGGGATTTAAAACAGGAAATTATGTTACTGGCGCAGGATTTGTTCTTGTGTTGCTGATGTCAGCAGTCGAGCCTATGCCGCACAGCTTTGAATTGTTCTGGTTACATGTCGGAACGCTAATGATCGGAGCGGTGTTAATGGTGTCTGGTACATATCTTACATGGAAAGGAAAATAGGATGAAGGTGCCTACAGTAGAAGAAATCAAGGATGCTCTTAGATTGGTGAGTGACAATCCATCGTATAAGCAAAAGATCAGTCGTGATAAAGCCAAAGAACAGGGATTAAAAACATTCTTTACTGGTAATGCCTGTGTACATGGACATGTTTCAGATCGTCTGGTTTCAAACGGCAATTGCGTAGATTGTTATTATGTAAATGGGGGGTGTTCTTGATACGTTCTTGTTTGGGTTTAGAAGTTTAGAAACCCAAAGTTGGTACCCCAAAGTTCATAAAGTTGTTATGTATCAATGGGTTAAGAGGTTTTGGTTTGGGTTTGCAATGATAGCACAAACAAAGCAAAATAGGGGTGTTAAGTCATTGAAAAGGCTCAAAGTTTAAGGTTTGGGTTTTTCTCCCTATTACATAGGGGTATAGGTATAAACAAACCTATACCCTGTAACGTGTGGTTGCTGCACCAGTAACCAGAAGAATTGTTCTACTTAGGAGGGGCGTAATGCCGAATGTCGGAGAAGATCTACCAAAGGAACAGCGGTTAGCTGGACACAAAAGATTAACACCACAACAGCAACAGTTTCTGGATATGTATCTGCACAAGGATATGACACAGACTGAAGCGGCTCGTCAGGCAGGGTACAAAAACCCCACAGTGCAAGCTGTAAGGCTACTGCGTAATCCAGTTGTAGCGGAACGCCTACAGGAGATGAGACTGGAGACACAGGCTCGTTTCGGGGTAACAATCGACAAATCTATTCGGGATCTAAAAAAGATCAGAGACCAGGCTTGGGAGATGGGTAAATTTAGCGATGCGTTAAGGGCAGAGGAACTGCGGCTGAAGGCTGCGGGACTACTTATCAACAAGCAGCACGTTGTCAAAGAGGAGATCACAGCGAACACAAAGCAGGATATTGCGAACAAATTGGCTGAGTACAAGCGTTTAGCTGAGTCGCGGATGAGGAACGTAACACCAGATATGGACATAATAGAACATGAGCCACAAGATATAGTCAAAGATAGCGTATAGCCCAGATATTCCCATAAAACACCCCGCGCGGGGGGAGGGAACGGCGACCATCGGGCTTTCCGGGCCTGTACCAGTAGAATTGTTCGGGTTCGGGGTCTTCGGGGTCTTCGGGCTGCTGCTCGGGGCATCGGGATCGGGGTTTGATCGGGATCGGGCTTGACATCGGGGCTGAATCGGGGTCATCCTGTCCTCTCCTCCCTTAGAAGAAACTCCTCGGTGGCCCCGTGCTGCCGGGGTTTTTTCTTCGGAACCCGTACAATTGTTCGGGATCGGGGTACTGGTCCCTGGCGACTCCCCCTAGATCTAGTTGAACGCCTGGCGAATCCCCCAGGCGCAGCCTCCCAGTAACCAGTACAATTGTTCGTATTGTTTTCTCCGTCCCAGTTGTCAGCGGTTTTGTACCAAATGATACTTTTTTTATTTTTTTGTTCTTTTTATGCTTGACCCTGGTCGCAATGATTGCTATATATAATAAGTAAGCCAAAAGTATAATGCCGTTAGGTGATTATAATCGTGGCTAGGCCAGTGAGATGGGTTAATGGGTTATCCCGCTCACTGGCTGCACTTAAACAGGAGGGTTGCACAATGACATACGATGAATACGTCAAAACTTATGAAGCAATGCTTTCCATCTATCTTGATGGTTACAAACCAACCAACATACCATCCGAAGTTAAGGCGTTGGCTGCAGCGGCTGATAAGTTAGTTGATTTTGAAGAGACTCACCCAGCGCATGCTGCAAAATATGAGGCGCAATTCTAAACACGACTAGAGGGGAGAAACATTTTCATTACCTGACCCGGCGAGAGCCGGGTATTTTTTTGTCCCAGCGGCTGCGTCCCGGCGCTAACCAGTACAATTGTTCTGGTTGTTCCCCGGCGCTGCTGACTGGCACCCGTTGAAAAAAAATTCTTTTTTTCTTTCTTTTCCTGTTGACAGTGTGTGCAATGATTGCTATATATAAGTACAGAAGGAGGGCAAAAGCCATGTATTACAAGTACGACGAAATCAAAGAACACTTTGTAGACTGGATGAAAGAGCAGGACGCGGAGTGGCTAAAAGACAACAAAGACGATTGGCACCACCACGCATTCAATATGGACTATTACATTATTGGAACGCAAAAAGCGATTGAGTGGATGGGTGATCAAGTATTCAAAATCATAGAAACTATCAAAGAATATGAGCAAGACAACTTTGGTGAGGTAACAACTGACCTGTCCAGCCCTGAAAAGCTGGTGAATATGTACGCTTACATCGTAGGTGAACAGGTTGTTAATGAATGGAGGTAGACAAATGAGTAAACTATATTTCGCCTATGGCTCTAACTTGAACAAGAGCCAGATGGCATTGCGTAGCCCCACCGCCAAGGCGTTGGGGTCTGCGTACTTTCCAAACTGGCGGCTTGTCTTTCGGGGCGTAGCCGACATAGAAGAAGGGGACGAGCAGGACTTGTTGCCTGTCGGGATCTGGAGCATTGAAGAAGCAGACGAGGCGGCACTTGATCGGTATGAAGGCGTGAGTTCGGGACTCTATCGCAAGGTAGAGATCAACGGGATGCTAACGTATCGGATGAATCACGCGGGATATTACGGGCCGAGTCATCATTACTTCAGAACAATTTTAGATGGCTATCGGGACTTTGAACTCGATACTTCTGAACTCTATAATGCACGGGACAATGCAAGGTTCGGTGAGCAGGAGAATCGGATATGGATGTAAATTGTTCGGGTTCTACCGGGCTGCAGCCAGGCGCTGCGGCCCATTTTTTTTGCCCAGTCCCAGGCTGCAACAGGTCATAACCCGAACAATTGTTCTGGTTTTACCGAGATCAGCCAGGCAGCACCAGTGAATCGGGCTTCGGGTCGGGCTTCGGGCTTCGGGGTCGGGGTTCGCTGCCGCTGCCAGTTACTGGATCTCCTTTCTTTCACGCGCACATGCACCCGCCCTCCCGATCAATAATAAAAAAAATACGAACAATTGCACTTTTTTGTTTGTTTATGCAGTGTTTGCATGGTATAGAATAAGACAAGAGGCCGGAGGTAGGCCCACAACACTAGAAAAAAGGTAATGAAAACAATGACTTATTTAACAAACACAAGCTGGTTACTCGCTGGCGTTGAGCTAGAATTCCACAATAAGCGCGGTTTATATCGTTCTGTTGACCAATGGCGCACACTTTTGAGTGATGCCGGTTTTGATTGGATACAGGTTAAATATGACGCTTCCGCTAATGTAGATGTGGAAATAGTCTTTCCACCAATGCCAGCGCATGGTGCCGGTGGCGCATTGGAAGATATAAACGCGGTTATGCAGTTTATTGAAACCAATGGTGGCAAGGTATCAAAAAAAGGTTGCGGCTTGCATGTTCATATTGGCAATCGTGCGGTAAAAGATATATCACCGGCTTACTATTGGACGCATTCCAAAGCTAGCATTGCATCAGGTAACGGTTATTTTATGCCTACTGATGATCAATGTCATGATGTAATGCCAATGGCATTAGTGAAAGACGTTCTTATCAGATACGCTAACCAACAAAACGATGTTGATTTATTGCTAGCACCGTCGCGGCGCGAGAATGGTTGCCAAGCTAGGTTTTGCCATTCTATCCGACGCATTGGTGACAGTGGACGCAATCAAAACGAATTCAACAACGCGACTAGCGCGAATGAATTAAACCAAATACTAGGCAGAAAATTTGCTAGCGTTTCACTTGATACATGGGCAAGGGTTGGCACCATTGAGTTTAGACAACATCAAGCTACATTAGAGATTGCCAAGCTTGAGGCATGGTGCTTACTTATTGATGCCATGTTTAGGCATAGCGACGCTAACCGTATTGACTACACCGCGTCGCGCACTGTTGAAACATCTACACCGGAACAACCCTACCGCAACGGTTCTCGCATTGGCATTTTGTGGGAAACAATCCGACGCGACGGTGGCGCGACGGTTTCAGAAATATCCAATGTAACAGGATGGGATGCTAGCACCATTCGCGCTAGGGTTTCAGAAATGCGTCAACAACATGGTGACGATGCTATCATTTGCCATAATCAGCAAGCTTATGGTCATTCGTATGGTACTAGCCAAGGCAATCACGATTTAAATGGTTATGAGGCAATCCAATCTGTCACTCGCACCATTGAAGGCGAGGCGGCATTGTTACCAGAAAATAGGCTAGGCATTGCTTCAATCTTTGCTGGATTGAATGACCAAACATTTGAATATCTCAATTCAAGACGTAATGCGCTAAACTAGCGCATTACACAACAACGCGACTGGGGCGCTTTACAGCGCCTCTTTTTTTTTGCGGTAGGTTACCAGTACCCGAACAATTGTACGGCATAGGCGCGGCTCTATGGGCGACTAATGCAGTCTTTGCATCTAAGGTACTCTATAGACATTTGACAAAATACAAAATCGGGATGCGGGACGGTATGGCACCCCCCGCAAAATAAATCTTGACAGGGCGACACGTTGCGCCAACTTCCCCACAAACAACTCCCAAAAAATTTTAAAAAAAAATTTTATATCATATTTCCCTTGATTGTTTGCAATCTTTGCACTATGTTATGTGAAACAACTGAAGGAGGGGTAAATGCCTAAGTATTTATTAAAGATCAGCGAGGATCCTATTGAGTTTGAGGCTCCTACTGCTGAAGCGTTCTTGGAAGCATGGAAGGGCGTGTTTCCGTGGGAATATGACAATGACAACACATTCATGCGTATGGCAGCGAGGTCTGCATGCGACTGGAGCGGCAAGCCTATTAGGTTTGATAACATCTCCAGTTTTACAGCCGACATGATTGACGCTGGTATGCTGGAGGAGGTGGGGAATGTACAAAGCTAAAGACTCTTACAGCATGTGGAACGGAGATGTTCTACTAGAAAAACGCAAGTACCTTGATAGAACGCAGATGTCGATGGCTCGTGATTTAGGCATTAGCCATCGCATGTACTGTTACTATGAGAGTGGTGAGCAGGAGATACCGCGTTCAATAGAGTTGTCTGTGCGTTACATGGAGAACACGAAGGGCAGTGACGTTTTGATGCCGACAGGTACGTTGAGTAACTTTGACAAGGATCGTATTGCTCGTTTGTGTAGTGCGTTGAATGGAATGGAGGGTACAGATGCTCATATAGACAAGGTTTTGAGGCAGTCTAAGACCGAATTAGAGTATCTGTTGTCAAAGTTTGAATAATAAACTATCATTGGCCCTGTGTATTCTTCATAGAGGGTTATAGCATGACAAGTTTCATGGGGCCAATGGCACCTCCGCCGCCAGCACAGCCGCAGCCACAGGCGTTAGATATTCGTACAGATCCTAACCAGAGGCAACAATTCAAACAGTTTATGAGGCAGCGCATGATGCCGATGACATCTGCGCCGATAGCACAGCCCCCTATGCAGCCCATGATGCAGTCTCCAGCTATGTTTAACATGGGTGGTGGAGTTGATATTTTTGATCCCATGTATTCAGCGCCGATGATGGCACCTCCAGCCCCTATGGGTTTTGATGATGGCGGTGCAGTTCCATCTACTTTACCTAGATCAAAAAGAGATGCCATAGCACAAAAGGTAGCCGAAATGATGGCTATTAGTGCTGAAAGAGTTAGGGCGGCTCAACAGAATGCTGAGTACAATCGTCTTTTGAGAGACCAAGATGCAATAGATCGACAAGTGGCGCTTGATAGGTTAAAGGCGGATCAAGCAGAGTCTCGACAAAATATGACGTTAGACTCGATTCTTTCTGATATTGATTACGAAAGAAGAGGTTTATTAAGAAAAGAAGACGGCGGTGCAGTTCCACCGCGTCGTGCTGACATTGGTGGTCAGGATCACATGTTGTCGTATATCACGCCAGATGAAGCTGATATTCTAAAAGCTTTAGGTGGATCTGGCGAAGCTGGTCCTATGGGCATTCCTGCTTTTAGGGCTGATCCCGGTCAAATGGCTGAAGCTCAAGAAAGTCTTGGTCAGACTGATTATGGCGGCGGTGATGACGGTGGCGATAGCGGTGACACTTATTCAGACATGGGCATGTCTCCGGGTCGTTCACAGGCACAGTTTGGCACAACTGAATTTGCAGGAAAGTCTGAGCAAGAAGCGCAAAACATAGTAGATTCAGGTGGTGGTTCTGATGAGGCGCAAGCTGTTCAGCAATCAATAGCCACGCAACAGAGAGCAGACGCACAAAGGGCGGCGGCGGCAGAGGCAGCGCGGCAAACACAAATCAGAAACCAGCAAATTGCTCAAGACAATATAAACAGGACTCGTGACAGGGTTCAGGCTGGTCTTGCACAGAGGAACGTAGGTGTAGGTACGACTCCAGAGGTCAATTTAACTGTTACTAGAAATCCCACGCCCACAACTTTTAATGTTGCAGATACGTTAGGCACTGGCATTGCGCCTACTGTACAAGCTGGTCCTCGTGGGCCTACGGATGGAGATGTTGATAGCCTTGATCTTCTTGATTTAGATAATTTGTTAGATCTGCAAGGCCCACCATCATACTCTCAAATACAAAGAGTAAAAGCTGGCCCAGGTAGATCAGGTGTAACTGCGGCACTGGATTATCCTGGTGTTAATAGAGATACGTTAGCTACGGGAGTTATTCCTCGTGATCAAAGCCAAGTTCTTTTAAGTGATTTGACTGCGGATCCATCAGGCACTGAAAGATTTGGTGCAGACTATTTACCTGATTTAGCAGCGTCTGATATGGCTCGTATGGCTACGGCTGATGCAGGCATGATTACGGATGCGTCTCCAAGGAGCAATCAAGTAGTTCTTGGTGGCGGCACAGATGATATGGGTTCAGGCGTTCCTCTTGGTGGGTCTTATGATCGTTTTGCACCTGCCGCACCAACAGGCACAACAACCACAACGACTCCTGCACAAGACGTTTTTGGCATGGAAGATGAGTATCTTGATGAGGATATTGCTGCTGGCTTTGGTCAGTATGATGGCGGCTATCGTGATTCGGAAGGGCGGAGTCGGTCATTTGGTGATATAAGCGGTCCCGGTGGCGGTCCCGGACGTAGTGGTTTAAGTACATTTGCTGACAGACAGCAACGAGCGCAAGATTACGCCAAAGAAATGGGTTATGACCTTACTGATCGCTCCATGTACAAAGAGGGTGCGGAGCGTGGCTTTAGTGGCATTACACAAGAGCAGTTAGATGAATTAAAAGATCGTGCCGCAGGGTCAATATTTGGTGATACGTTTATGAATACTCCAAGAAACATTAGTAACATATTAGAAGATAAGAGAGCCACGGGTATTTATACGAATCCTGATGGTACGGTTCGCGGTGTAACAGGTTTACCGGATCCTGACGCTTTTGGCGGTTTGATGCAGAGCGCAGTTAATTTCCTTGGTGGATTTATGCCCAACTTTATTGGTGAGACATACACTGGAACAGGTCCAAATCCTTTTGATCGTGGTCAAGATCCGGGCGGCGGTGGTGAAGATCGGCCTGTGAAAGCTCCAACAGATCCATGTCCAGATGGATTTGTAATGAAGAACGGTGCTTGCACACCTATAGATACTGGTAGCGGTGTTCCTGATCAGATAGGCGGAATAGGCACAGGACAGCCTCCGCCACCTCCTGCTCCAGTTATTGTTCCGTCACCGCGTCAACCTGTTCAGACTAATTTGCAGGGTCCAGTTGGTTATGGTAGCCCGATAGCTGGGCAGATGGCACCGTCTGTGGCTAGTAATGCTGCTTTGTATCAGCAGATGTTAAATCAACAGGCCATGAACGCAGGCAGAAACATGCCTGTTGGTACTATGCCTTTACCAGCGCCTACGAGGTTACAACAGGGCGGACCTGTATCCTCTAATCTGGATAGAGCAGCGGATAACTTTCTAAAGGCATTGATGCCAGCGGCTTAGTAAATGGATGATGTCCTTGATATAGCTACCGAGTTTCTGACTGATGCAGAGCTTGAGTCTCTTGGCAAGCATTTAGACAAGTACAAAGAGTTGCATGAGCGAGAAGAGCTTCAGACAAGCTTTCTTGATTTTGTAAGGCATGTCTGGCCTTCATTCATAGCTGGTAGTCATCACAAGATTTTTGGTGAAAAGCTGGAGCGTGTGGCAAGGGGCGAGTTAAAGCGTCTGATTGTCAACATGCCGCCAAGACATACGAAGTCCGAGTTTGCGAGTTATCTGTTTCCTGCTTGGGTCATGGGACAGAGGCCAGAAACAAAGATTATTCAGGCAACGCACACGGCGGAGTTGGCTGTAGGTTTTGGTCGAAAGGTCAAGAACCTGCTTGATAGTGAGATCTATCGTGATGTTTTTCCTGACATACAATTAGCTAGAGATGCGAAGGCCAGTGGTCGTTGGTCTACGGATATGGGTGGAGAGTATTACGCTGTTGGTGTAGGCGGTGCGCTTGCTGGTCGTGGTGCTGATCTGTGTATTATTGACGATCCTGTATCAGAACAGGATGCGTTATCACCAGCCGCGCTGGATAATATTTACGAATGGTACACATCAGGACCGAGACAGCGACTACAACCGGGCGGATCAATAATCATCGTGATGACACGATGGAGCATCCGCGATTTGACAGCGAAGGTTTTGCAGAAGCAAGCCGAGGGCGGAGCGGATCAATGGGAGGTTGTGGAGTTTCCAGCGATATTTCCCGATACAGACAACGTGTTGTGGCCCGAGTTCTGGAGCAGGGACGAGCTAGAAGGCGTTAGGGCTTCCATACCTGTAGCCAAGTGGAACGCACAGTATCTTCAGAATCCTACTGCTGAAGAGGGTGCGATTATTAAAAGGGAGTGGTGGAATGTTTGGGATCATGATGATCCACCTGTCGTTGATTACGTCATCCAGTCGTATGACACCGCCTTCACCAAATCCGAAAGGGCCGATTACTCGGCTATTACGACTTGGGGCGTGTTTTATCCTGACGAGGGTGATGAGGCTGCGATCATATTGCTGGATTCAGAAAAAGGTCGATGGGAGTTTCCAGAGCTTAAAGACGCGGCAATGCGCTTGTATGAAGAATTTGAACCAGACATGGTGTTGATAGAGCAAAAGGCATCTGGAACACCGTTAACGCAGGATTTGCGTAAGATGGGTATTCCTGTGTCTGGTTTTACGCCGGGTCGTGGAGCAGATAAGTTTTCTCGTATGAACGCCTGTGCGCCTGTGTTTGAGTCAGGTATGGTCTGGTGTCCAGAGACTAGATGGGCAGAAGAGGTTATTGAGGAATGTGCGTCATTTCCCAATGGAGAGCATGATGACTTGGCGGATAGCATGACACAGGCTATACTGCGTTTTAGGCAGGGCAGTTTTATACGCACTCGTTCTGATTACGAAGACGATGATTTAGCAACTTACAGGCGTAGCAGGGAGTATTACTGATGGCTGACGAGGACAAAAAATTCAGGCACCCAGCAGGTGTGGCTATACGGAAAGGCTTGGATGCTATTCGTTATAAGCGTTCTGATGAGGGCAAGGCAGAGAAAAAAGCTCGTAAGGAGCATAATAAAAAATTTGGTCCTACCGATAAAAAGACTAAAAGAAAGCTTCGTAGTGACGCTAAGAAGTCTGATGCTGCAAAGGGTAAGACAATGCGAGAAAGAGGCTCTTATTCTTATTATGAAGAGATGAATCATGGCGGCGCTGTTATGAAGGGCCGTGGCGGTAAGTTTAAGGGGATTAGCTAATGGCACCTCGCATGGGAAAAAAATTACCTCCTAGTCTTAAAAAGACTAAGCAGACTGGCAAACGGAAACAGCCTCGTATGGTTCCTGGTGGTAAGCTTGGTGCAACTCCAAAGGCTCAAAAGTCCACTGCTCAAATACGCAGACTGACCGTTGACGGTAAGGCTGTAACTGACGCTCCTTTTGTTCCTGATACTCGTAAAGGTAAATTTAAAAACATTGAGATTGGCATGAAGGATATGCCAGCAGGTTATAATGGGGGCGGCAAAGTAATTGGTAAGAAAAAAGTCATTATTGGCCCTAATTCAAATTTAACAGATGAAGAGCTTGATCGTTATATTGCACAGCTTAGAGGTGAAGTAAAACCTGTTAAGAAGAACAGGGGCGGAGCGATTAAAGGCTTCAGCCCCATAGCCCGTCCACAACGATTTAAAGGAGTATTCTAATGGAAGGCGGATTTTCACGGAAAAGAAAGCTTGGTAAAGCTTTGTCTGGCGGTTTGTTAGGTCAATTGTTGGGAGAGGCTGGCAATACTATATCAGACGCTGACAGAGCTAGGTTGCAAGCGATGATGGGTTCCGCAGGTGCGGGGGCTGGAGCAGCCGCAGCTTTAGGAGAAACTGGAAAGTCTATATCAAATGCTGATAGGGCTAGGCTTCAAGAACTTTTAGGCTCTATGACAAGTCCACGGCGTAAAACTGACAGACAGCTTATGCAGTTTGAAAAAGGCGGCAAAGTCAAGAAACCTAAAACACTTCCAAAGCCAAAGCCAAAGATTGGTGATCGTAACGAAATGGGTCCAATCTACACAGACACTAAAACTGGTAAGAAAGTTAAGCGCCTCAATAAAGGCGGTGGCCTTAATGCTGCAATTAATAGAGTTAAAAAGGCACAAGGCATGGAAAAAGGCGGCGCGGCATTTCCTGATCTGACAGGTGACGGTAAGGTTACGCAGAAGGATATTCTTAAAGGCCGTGGTGTTGATCTTAAACAAGATGGCGGCGCAGTTCGTGGTATGGGCAGGGCTTATATGGGTGCGCCTAGAAAAGTTAAGATAAGGTGATGTTATTTAACTTTGGTGTTATAGTGCGAGAGAGGCTGGCTTATGGCTTTGCGGTCATGCTTGATGCCCTTCTCGTGACTGCGCCGAAGTCAGTCTCACCTAAATCGGAAAGGACCAGACATGGCTGTTGAAAAAGGAATAGGGGCTGGCAATCCAGAAATGGTTGCCCAAGAACAGGCCGAGATTGATATTATAGAATTTCCTGCCCAGCCCGGTGTTATGGAAATGGATGATGGTTCTGCCATTGTTGGTGAAATCGTTGAAGAACAAATTGTTCAAGATATTCCTTTTGATGCAAATCTGGCTGAATTTGTCGATGATGGTGATTTAGGTGTTATTGCATCTGATCTATCTGGAGACATTGAAGATGATTTGTCCTCCCGTCAGGATTGGGAGGACACATATAAACGCGGTATTGAGCTTCTGGGCATGAACTACGAAGAGCGTAGCCAGCCGTTTGAGGGTGCTACTGGTGTTGTTCATCCGCTTCTTGCCGAGTCAGTGACGCAGTTTCAAGCACAAGCTTACCGTGAGATGTTACCATCTGGTGGCCCTGTTCGCACACAGACTATGGGCGCAGAGACACCCCAGCTTGTACAGCAAGCTCAACGTGTTAAAGATTACATGAACTATATGATTACCTACGAGATGGAAGAGTATGATCCTGAAACAGATCAGATGCTATTTTATCTACCGATTGTAGGTTCAACATTTAAAAAGGTTTATTTTGACCCACTGTTACAGAGAGCGGTTAGCAAATTTGTACATGCTGAAGATGTTGTTGTTCCTTATGGCGCAACTGATTTGCTTACTACGCCGCGTATTACGCATATTATTCGCATGGATAAGAACGAAATTCTGAAGTTACAACTTGCAGGGTTTTACAAAGCCATTGATCTGCCAGGTGGATCTCCTAACACAGAGGATTATAGTGGCGTAAAAGAAGCTTTAAATGAAGCTCAAGGCGTACAATTGTCCGGCTCTGGATCTGAAGAGCTTATTCTTCATGAGGTTCATACGTCTTTGGATTTAACTGGCTTTGAAGATATGGATATGGCGGGTGAACCTACTGGTTTGAAAATGCCATATGTAGTTACCATCCTAGAGGCCACCAACGAGATATTGTCCATTCGCAGGAATTATAGCGAAATGGATCCGCTAATGCGTAGACAGCAGTATTTTGTGCATTATAAGTTTTTGCCCGGTCTAGGCTTCTATGGTTTTGGACTTACACACATGATTGGCGGTCTATCTCAAGCTTCTACAAGCATTTTAAGGCAATTAATTGACGCTGGCACGTTATCTAACCTACCTGCTGGCTTTAAAGCCCGTGGCGCTCGTATTCGTGATGAAGATGAGCCGCTGCGCCCCGGTGAGTTCCGCGATATAGACTCCGCTGGCATGGATATTCGTCAATCTATCATGACATTGCCGTTTAAAGAGCCTTCACAGACGCTATACAGCCTCTTAGGAGGGCTTGTAGAGGCTGGTAGGCGGTTTGCGTCTATGGCAGACATGAAAATAGGTGAAATGGGCGGAGAAACGCCTGTAGGGACTACAATGGCGATTATGGAGCGTGGCACAAAGGTCATGTCAGCCATTCATAAGCGTCTTCATTACTCTCAAAAGCAGGAATTTAAGATTTTAGCCAATATTTTTGCCAGAAACATGGCTCCTGTGTATCCATATTCTGTTCCAGGTGCGCCTCCAGAGATAAAACAGGCTGATTTTGATGATCGTATTGATGTTTTGCCTGTTTCTGACCCAAATATCTTCTCTATGTCGCAACGTATCGCCTTGGCACAGACAGAATTGCAGTTAGTCCAGTCTAATCCAGAAATACATGGCGCAGAACAAGGCTTGTATCAGGCATATAGGAAGATGTACGAGGCGCTTGGCGTTACCAATATTGACGCTATTTTGCCCATTCCACCACAGCCACAGCCAGCTAATCCAGCCAAGGAAAATCAAGAAGCTATGCGTGGTCAGCGTTTGCAAGCGTTCCCTGATCAAAACCATGAGGCTCATATTGAGGCTCACCTTGCCATTTTATCAACGCCAGTAGCGCAAGCAAACGCAACGATTGTTATGACCTTGCAGGGTCATATTCAGGAACACATTGGCATGATGGCAGAAATCCAAGCACAGCAGGAAATCATGTCTCAACTTGATCCAGAGGCTGGAATGGTATTGCAGGAAAACCCACAAATGGCTCAACAGCTACAAGGGCAAATAGCTAACAAAGCTGCGGAGCTAATTGGTGAACTGACTGAGCAATATGCACAAGCTGTTGCACCTGCCGACTCAGCCCAGACAGATCCACTTGTTCAAATTAGGCAACAGGAACTGTCCTTGAGAGGCGCAGAGATTCAAGAAAAAGCTCGACAATTTGAAGAAAGACAAGAGCTTGAAAAACAAAAAGAGCGCAATGATGTTTTGTTGGCTCAACAAAGACTTGATTTAACCGAGGAGGCTACTGCGGAGAAAACCCGTGTGGCTGAAGAGAGAATCCAGACCCAGCGAGATATTGCTGCGGCAAACTTACAAAGGAAAATGTGATGTCTGCAAGTTCTGTACGTTCAAAATTTATGGAAGTTGAAAAAGAAAAAAAGCGTCAAACTCGTTTGAAGGAAGCTGGTGTTGTTGCTGCTCCTGTTAAGGAAGAAGCTCCAAAACCTTTTAAGCCTGTTCGTGCTAGAAATGAAGATGGCACATTGAAGTCTGATGACAAATCAACTCCTAATGTGAATGAGGCTTGGGTAGGCGGAAAAGCACCCAAGAAAAAAGCTTCATCTAAAAAGAAGAAGTCATGACTGACAAAAAAGATACACCTCCGTTGAAAGATCTAATGCTGGGTCTTAGCGATGAGCAGATAAAGATAATCAAGGAGGCTATAGAAGCGGGTAAGAAAGGCTTTAAGTATGATACGAAGACTGGTCAACGCGATTTTGGATTTAGTAAAGGCGGTGGTGTCTGCCGTGGGCAAGGTCGTGTCTCGCGTAAAAGAGAGTTTAAAATCTATTAATGGTTAAAAAGCTTTCAGAAAACTCTAGGTTTGCACAGTTTGACCTAGATGATGATGGAACCGTGACGGATGAGGAAATCGCTCACGCAAAGGATATGCTTGAGTTAGAGCTTCGTGAGGAAAAAGCGGACGCACAAAAGCGCATGGCTTGGATTGCTGTGGCTAGTATGGTTGGCTTTGCCTTATTGCCGTTGGTTCCAATGATACCAGAAAGCAGATTGCAGTTTTTAGCAAGTTTAAGTGATATGTTATTTTTAAGTCAGGCATCTATTGTGGGATTTTATTTTGGCGCACAGGCTTATATGGCTAAAAAATGATACACGCATTTCTATTGGTTGTGGTGTTAGGAGGGAAAATCCAGAGCCAAGATATGTACTTCAGGTCCGTTGTTGATTGTAATTTTTTTGCATCACAAGTGACCAAAAGGTACGGAAACTACCAACATTATAATAGCGTTCCCTCAGAGCATAAAGTTACGGCATATTGCAAACCAGTTAAAGTGAGTCCAAATAAAGAGTTATATTAATGGCCTTGAGAGAGTACATTTTGGTAATTTCAATGTGGGGAAATGATGGATCCATTGATCATTATATTGGGCAAATGTCACTTCAGCAACCTATGAGTCAAAAACAATGTCACTGGATGTTGGAAGATGAAAGATGGTCAGCCGCTTACGATAATAAGCATTATAAAATGGCTATGCACTGTTTTCCAAAAGATTGCGCGGGGAAATCAACTTGTGAGTGAAGAAAAGAAAAAACCAGTATCTATAGCGGTTGGCGAAAACAGTTTTGAACTTGTTTTGCGTATATTGGGCAACGAATTTGTGGCTATAAAGATAGGATCCACTAATTTTAGCGGTAAGCTAATCGCTGGTGGTATTTTGTTGTTGTTTTTTACATTTATGCTTATGGAGGTTTTTGGTCTATCACGAATTATGGGTGTTGAGTGATGTTTTATTTATTGCCAGTTTTATGGCTTTTGGGATTTGTTGGCGGGTATTATTTAGGATAAGTGATGGCTACCAAGTTAAGCGAAAACACTGAATTAGCCATGCCTATCCGCAATTTGATTGCATTGCTTATCGCTGCAACCGTTGGCACTTGGGCGTATTTTGGTGTTATTGAACGCCTTAACACTATAGAGAATAAAATTCTGTTGATGGAGACAGATTTAGGCATGAATACAGAGTTTCGCATCAAATGGCCTAGAGGTGAAATGGGGAGCTTACCCGCTGATTCTGAACAGTTTATGCTAATAGAGCATCTGTCAGATCAGCTTGCAAAACTACAAGAACAGATAGACGAAGGTCGCGCCCCACATGATCAGCAGCAAAAACTGACTTTAGATTTTTTTGAAAAACGGTTAACGAATATAGAAGGACAAATCGAAAAATTAAGGAACGGGCAACGTGGTAACTGAAACAATAACATTGATACTCTACATGGGCGGTGATATTGCAGAGCATACAGCGTTTGAAAAAATATCCAAATGCCTTAAAACCAAGCGCAAAATCGAGCGCAACTTGTACAAGAAATCAACAGCGGTTCGCTACGCTTGCGAAAACAAAACCGTTGTGATTGAAAAAAATGATGATGGTTCAAATTATATCGTGAGGATAGTTGAATGATACAAGCATTGATTGGTCCTATATCCTCTCTAGCTGGTACATGGCTAGAAGGTAAGGTTGAAAAGACAAAGGCTGAAGCTGGTGCAAAAGTAGCAAAAGCCAAAGCTGAAGCAGTGATAATGGAAAAGAAAGCCACAGGCGAGATTGATTGGGATCTCAAGATGGCTGATGCTTCTGCACATAGCTGGAAAGATGAATGGATTACAATTTTGTTTAGTATCCCGCTTATCCTAGCCTTCTGTGGTGATTGGGGTAGGCAAATAGTGTCAGAGGGTTTTGCGGCTCTTGAGGCCATGCCGCAGTACTATCAATATACGCTTGGAGTTATCGTGAGCGCGAGTTTTGGAACACGGGCGGCAACAAAGTTTTTTGGTAAGAAATAATGGACGCAATTACACTTGCGGAATATTTGTTAAAGAACATACGTCAAGACAAAGCTGATTATACACAGCGTCTTGCGGATGGTGCGATAGAGGATCACTCCGACTATCGGTTCATGGTGGGTCAAATACGCGGCTTGACTCAATGTGAGGAACATATAAAGACCGCGATGAAAGGCATAGAGCTAGAAGATGGCTAAAAAACTATTCGTACCAGACAGGTACGCGAATAAACAAAAATCAAAACCTCCAGTTTCAGAAGTACCAAAAGCAATATCAAAGGGTTTTGAGTCTCCAGAAGAAAACAAACAAAATACAGAAGACCCATCTAAGATGGAGGCTTCTGCTATTGATAGGTTGCCTAATCCTGTGGGTTATAGGCTGCTTGTTATTCCCTATTACATGAAACAGAAGACTGCTGGGGGTATTATTATTCCTGAAACTATCCGTGAGCGTGAAAATCATGCAACTGTTGCAGCTTATGTTGTGAAGATGGGGCCAGATGCTTACTGTGATGCCAATAAATTCCCAACAGGAGCTTGGTGTGATGAGAAATCATGGGTATTAATGGGCAGATATGCTGGAAATAGGTTTAAAGTGGACGGTTTAGAAGTTAGGCTTATAAATGACGATAATGTTATAGCCACGATACTTGACCCCGCTGATATTTCTTATGTATAGTCCAGAACAGGAGCATATAATGCAACAGGAAGAATTAGTGAAAAACGAAGCCGAACAAGAAACTGTTTCCTTTGAAATAGAGGATGATCAGCCTCAACAAGTTGAAGTTTCTGAAAAAGTTGAAGCTGCTCAAGAGGAGCCTGAAGAAAAAACCAGTACAATTGTACAGGAAGAAGATTCTTCAGAGCTTGAAAACTACAGTGAAAATGTTCAGAAAAGAATTAATCAGTTAACTGCAAAGCGTAAACAGGCTCTTGAAGAGGCAGAGGCTGCATATACTTACGCACAGCAAGTGCAACAACAAAACGAAGAGATGAAACAGCGTATAGCTCAGTTAGATCAGGGTTATATTGCTGAATATGATGGTCGTGTCGAAAGTCAAACTGCTGCGGCAAAAAGAATGCTTCAGGAGGCTTATGATAATGGCGACATGGAAAAAATGGCACAAGCTCAAGAAGTTATTTCTGGTTTGGCTATTGAAAAAGAACGACTTCGTATTCAAAAAAATCGCCAACAAAGACAGGCACAGGCTCCTGCTCAACAACAGGCACCTCAACAAGTTGCTCAACCACAACAACAGGAACTTGATCCAAAGCTTAAAAGCTGGATGAGTAAAAATTCGTGGTTTGGCACTGATATGTTTATGACTCGTGGAGCCACAGCGCTGCACGAACAATTAGTGGCTCAAGAGGGATTTGATCCTTCGTCTGACGAGTATTACGCAGAGATTGACAGGCGTATGCGTCAAGAGATGCCTCACAAGTTTCAGGAGCAAAGGCAAAGCGCTCAAGCCGTTGCCCCTGCGTCTAATGGACGGTCATCAAGTAAAACTGGGCGGAAAAAGACGGTGGAGTTAACACCGGGTCAAGTAGCTTTTGCTACTAAAATGAAAATACCTCTTGAGAGGTATGCAAAAGAGGTTGCAAAACTAGAGAGGAAGGTCAAATGACTGATCGCGCAAGTAGGGATTCGCAAACCCGTGAAAAAACAGCGAGAGTTGCAGATTGGCGACCACCTTCAACTTTGGAGGCACCTGAAGCCCCGGTAGGCTACAAACACCGTTGGATCCGTGAGTCCGTAATGGGCTACGATGACAAGAATAACGTACATAAGAGGCGTAGAGAAGGATGGGAGCTTGTAAGAGCGGAAGAATACCCTGATTTTGATGCCCCTGTTTTGGATGAAGGAAAAAACGCTGGCGTGATTGGCGTAGGAGGTTTGGTTTTAGCCAGAATCCCTGAAGAGATCGTGGATCAAAGAACTGCTCACTATCAAAATGTGACGCAAAATCAAATGGAAGCTGTGGATCGTGATTGGATGCGTGAAAACAATCCAAACATGCCAAAGCAAAAACCTCAACGCTCCTCTTCCGTATCCTTTGGTGGACCAAAGGGAGGGGACAGTTAGTCAAGGAGACTAGATCATGGCGAATAATGATGCCGCATTTGGCATGCGCCCTGTCAAAAGAATAGGGGGAACTCCCTATACTGGTGGGCAAAGCCGTTATCGTATCGCCGCTAACTACGGAACAGCCATTTTCCAAGGAGACATGGTTGCTCAAGTTACTGGTGGTGGAATTGAAGTTCACGCTGATGGTGGCACTGTGCCAATCGTTGGTGTGTTCAATGGATGTATGTACACTGATCCAACAACAAAGGAGCAGAAGTTTTCAAATTTCTATCCTGCAAGCACTAATGCTTCTGACATTATTGCTTTTGTCATTGATGATCCTATGGTCATTTTTGAAATTCAGTGTAATGCTGCATTCCCTGTTGCCGACTTGTTTGGCAACTTTGACATTGTTTACACTTCCGCTGGAAGCACAACAACTGGCATCTCTGGTGCAGAGTTGAATGTGTCTGACGGTGCGACAACTGCAAACTTGTCACTCAAGGTGATAGACATCTCTGAAGATCCAGAGAATAGCGATGTATCTTCTGATGCAACGAATGTCTATTGTGTCATTCAAAATCATGTCTTCGGCCAGAAGGCCGCTGGCTTGGCATAAGGAGGCTGAAAAATGGCTATTTCTCGCGCCCAACTAGCGAAAGAGCTAGAACCCGGCCTAAACGCTCTGTTCGGAATGGAATATGATCGTTATGATGCCGAGCATGCTGAAATCTATGACACCGAAGCTTCAGATCGTGCATTTGAAGAAGAAGTGATGATCACTGGTTTTGGTAACGCAAACACTAAAACAGAGGGATCTGGAGTCGTTTTTGATTCTGCCTCTGAAGCATACACAGCACGTTATACGCATGAGACAATTGCTCTCGCATTCGCGTTGACGGAAGAAGCGATGGAAGACAACCTTTATGATCGCCTTGGCGCTCGTTACACAAAGGCTCTTGCTCGTTCAATGGCTCATACAAAGCAAGTTAAAGCTGCCGCAGTTCTTAACAATGCTTTTGATAGCAGCTTTACAGGTGGTGACGGTAAGGAGCTTTGCGCTACTGACCATCCTCTGTCTGGTGGCGGAACTTTCCGTAATGAGCCTTCAACTGCTGCTGACCTCAACGAAACTTCACTTGAGAATGCCTTAATTGACATCTCAACATTCGTTGATGAGCGGAACATGATTATTGCGCTTCGTGGCGTAAAATTGATTGTTCCACCACAGCTTCAGTTCATTGCTGATCGTTTGCTTGAGTCAACACTTCGTCCAGGCACAGCCGACAACGATGTGAACGCTCATAGAAACATGGGCATGCTCCCAGAGGGCTATGTCGTTAACCATTTCCTGACTGATACAGATGCTTTCTTTATCAAGACGGATACACCTAACGGCTTCAAGCACTTTGAGCGCACACCAATGTCAACTGGTATGGAAGCTGACTTCGATACTGGTAACATGCGTTTCAAGGCTCGTGAGCGTTACAGCTTTGGATTTAGTGATCCTCGCGCAGTGTTCGGTTCACCGGGCGCATAACGCACAATTGTACTTGTTTGGAGAGGGCGGCAGTTGCCGCCCTTTCTTTTTTCATGTATAGTTTTTTTATCCCTGACAGATTCAAGGTGGATCTGACACTAGCCACGACAGGAGATCAAAATGGCTACAACTACTTTTACTGGACCAGTCCGTTCCGAGGGCGGTTTCCAAGTAACCAATAAAAATGGCACCACTGGTGCAATCACTCAAACAGGCTATTCTGTAAATGCAACAGGTCAGCTTATTTCTTTAGGAACCCGCAAGATTCAAACATTCGCAGTTAGTTTAGCTGATACTAATGCAGCATCAGTAACTTACACAGATGATGATGTTCTTGTTGAATTGGGTGCGTTAAATACAGATCATCCAGATGCTCTAGTGACAGCTAGTAAGTTTTTCATTCACAAAGTCGTGCTTGGAATTACAACAGCCGCTGCTAGTGATGCTAATTCTATCGCAAACTTACAGTTGAGCGCTACTTCTGGCACAGCTACAAACGCAGCTATATCTTCTGGTACAGAAATTGTAGGCGCTGGCGTTGCTTCGTTTAACCCACGCATTTCGGCTACCGATTCTGTAACTGAGATTGACATTGATCTTGATGCTACTGCTGGCACTTTTCATGTGTTTGAGCCAAATATTAGTGCAGCGATTGCAAGTAATAATTTGTACATGTGTGCAGGAGATGCTTGTGACACGGCTTTGACAGCTTTCCGTGCCACTCTTGAAATAGAATATTCTGTTTACTAGAGGGAGATTAACATGGCGGATGCTGTAACATCACAGACGCTTGTTGATGGTGAAAAAACTGCTGTATTGAAGTTCACCAATATTTCTGATGGCTCTGGAGAAAGCGCTGTTAAAAAAGTAGATGTATCTGCTTTATCTAACAATGCCGTAGGCCAAGCTTGCGCTAGAGCGACTATAGAAAAGATTTGGTGGCAGTGTAATGGCATGAAGGTCAAAATTTTATTTGATGCTTCAACTGATGATTTTTGTATTGAGTTAGGTGAAAATCAAAGTGGTCATCACGATTACACCAGTTTTGGTGGTTTGACTAATCCAGCTAGTTCTGGTGTTACAGGTGACATCATGTTCACAACTGTAGGTCATTCTTCTGCTGATACATATACCATCATTATGCAAGTAAGAAAGAGCTATTAAAATGGCTCGTGCGAGGGATAAACAACCTCCTAAAACAAAAAAGTATTTCCGCTCCACTAAGTCTGGAGCGGGAATGACTAAAGCTGGTGTCGCTCGATATAGACGCGAAAATCCGGGTAGTAAGTTAAAAACTGCTGTTACTGGCAAAGTTAAAAAGGGTAGTAAAGCAGCAAAAAGGCGTAAATCATTTTGCGCTAGATCTGCTGGTCAGATGAAAAAATTTCCAAAGGCGGCAAAGAATCCAAATTCACGTTTGCGTCAGGCAAGGAGAAGGTGGAAATGTTAAGTGCTAACTTTGTAGCAGGAACGATCTTTGTTGCTTTTATAGGTGTATGTGTAACTGGTCTTACATGGATTTCTTCAACTCTTATCACAGTTGATAAAAACGTAGCTGTTATGGCGGCAAAAATTGATGCTAATAATGAAAAGATAGATCAGCTTCATGACATGATCAGACCCATGTGGGAAGATTTTACAGGGAGAACATATGATGGCAATCTCGCGCAGTTCAATTCCCAAACAAATTTCAAACCCACCGTCAAAAAGGAGTTCTAAGGTGCCAAAAGACGCTTGTTATAGAAAGGTAAAAGCCCGATACAGGGTTTTTCCAAGCGCTTATGCTTCAGGCGCTATCGCAAAATGCAGAAAGGTTGGTGCCGCTAATTATGGCACTGGCGGCAAGAAGAAAAAAGCCAAGAAAAAAGCTCTTGGTGGTGCAGTTACAATGAATAATGGAGGGGCAGTTACAAGGGCAAAACGGCCTTCTAGCAATCCAAATGTTGCTAGAGGTTGCGGTGTTGTCATGAGTAACAAAAGAAAAGCAACTAAATACTCGTAGGAAAAAATGGAACCAATTTCGACTGCTCTAGCAGGATTCGCATTATTTAAAAGTGCAGTCGATGGCATTAAGGGTGTCATTGGAACGGCTAATGATGTATCTGAAATCGCTGGATATATTGATAACCTTTTTGAAGGCGAAAAGCAGGTTCAGCAAAAACGTAACAAAAAGTCTGGTGTAGGAGTAGGAGATCAATTTGGAGTCGGCAATGTTGCCAGAGAGATTATAGATGCTAAATTAGCTCAAGAGCAAATGCAGGAGATAGCCACTATGGTGGACATGCGTTTTGGTCCTGGAACTTGGAGAAGTATAGTGGATGAGAGAGCAAAACGTATTCAGGAGGCCAGAGAGCAAGCTGCCATAGCTAGAAGAGAGCAAATGAGAAAAGCGCGAGAGACAGAGGAAAATGTAAAAACTGCGCTTTTGATTGTAGGGGTAATTATAGTTTCAGCAGGTTTGTTTTTTTTAATGATGATTTCTATTGCAAAAGGGGCAAGGTAGTAGATGGCGGTGAGGAAAACCAAAAGTGGGTTGGCACTCAAGAGATGGTTTAAGGAAGACTGGAAGGACGTTTCCACGGGGAAACCGTGTGGGCGTCGCAAAGGTGAAAAACGGGGTACTCCATATTGCCGCCCCACCAAACGTGTCTCTTCTAAGACCCCAAAAACCACCAAAGAAATGACAGCCGCTGAAAAGCGCAGTAGGGTATCGCAAAAAAAGAGGCTTGGGCAACCAGCAGGTAAACCAAGAAGGGTGAAGGCATTAAAGAGAAAGAAGAAATAAAAGACATTATTGAAAACTGGATAATGACAGATTTAAGTGTGGTAGATCCTGATTTGGGTTTTGCTCCTTGTCCTTATGCAAAAAAAGCATTTATAGATAAAAAACTGTTGGTTATTGAGTGTCTTGATAGAGAGGATTTGTGGAAAACTATATCAGGTCGATGCAAAAATTTTAGCGACAAACATTCTGTTATAATTTGTTTTGAAGAGGAGCCATCACAGACATATGAAGAAGTTGAAGCAGCTTGTATAGCCATGAATGAATGGTTTGCTTACAATAAAATGGATGTTTGGTTGCTTGCTTTTCAAACAAATTTTACGATGGTATTTATACAAAGACTGTCAGAATTAGATGATGCTAGTCAAAGGCTAGAAAAAATGGGATACTATAAAAACTATAATACAGAAGACTATGTTAATCTAATCTTAAACCGTAGATACAGGAGACATGAAAATGCCAGGTGCGAAAAAACAAGCTAGACGTATGCGTGGCGGTGGTGCAACAGCCCCTAAAAAAATGATGGGTGGCGGCGCAGCTAAAAAAGCCAGACGTATGCGTGGCGGTGGGAAAGTTGCCCCTAAAAAGATGATGGGCGGCGGTGCTACAAAAGCAGTATCTCCTCGTAAACGCATGGCTATGGGCATGATGCGTGGCGGTAAGGTCAAGAAATAATGGCTGTTTCTGGGTCAACTGATTTTGAGCTAGATGTAAGTGATTACATTGAGGAGGCTTTTGAGCGTTGTGGCTTGGAAGTCAAAACAGGTTATGACCTAAAAACTGCAAAGCGTTCCTTGAATTTAATGTTTGCTGATTGGGCTAATCGTGGTTTGAATCAATGGACCATAACTCAAAGAACGCAAGCGTTAACATCAGGAACATCAAGTTATAATCTGGATGCGGACGTTATAGATGTTTTGTCAATGGTGGTGAGGCGCAGTGGATCTGACTTATCCATGAGTCGAATAAGCAGGGACACTTATCTTTCCATTAATTCAAAAACTACTGAGGGTAGGCCATCTCAATTTTTTGTTGATAGGCAAATTACACCTGCAATAAAAATATGGCCTACTCCTGAAAACAGTACGGATGTACTGGTTTATGACTGTTTAACAAGGATTGATGACGCTGATACTTTTACTAATACAGTAGAAGTGCCTTTTCGTTTTTACCCATGTTTAGCGGCTGGGTTGGCTTATTACCTTGCAATTAAGAAAGCCCCAGACAGAATACAGTTGTTAAAAACAATATATGATGAGGAGTTTGATAAGGCTCAAGCAGAAGATCGTGATAGAGCTTCGTTCAGTGTGAGTCCTAATCTGCAATTCTACAGGATAGCGTAATGAGTAAATTTGCTGTTGGAAAAGATGCTTATGGTATTTCTGACAGATCTGGTTTCCGATACAGATTGCGTGATATGCGTAAAGAATGGAACGGATTGCTTGTAGGAAAGGATGAGTACGAAGAAAAACATCCTCAAATACAACCTGTCCGCCGCGCCATAGATGCCGAGGCTTTAAGAGATCCTCGTCCAGATACTAATAACATAGTTAGTGTCACGGTTTCTTTTCCAACATTTGATGTAATAACATTGTTGTTTCAATCTTCAATTCCTGCAATGCAGGGGCAAATTGGTACTGTTACTTTTGGCGGTAGTGTCATTACGCCAACTAGCGCAACAATTATAGGGGTTACAGGAACAGGGTCTGTTGGCACTGTTACGGCTTCTGGTACTGGTGGAGTAACGATAGCAGCGACATACACTGTTACAGTCCAGTCTTACTTGGGAGCTAATAAGTATTACATTAATGGAGTTAGGCAAGACACGGTTAGTTTAACAGAAGGTAGCACATTTAGATTTGATCAGTCAGACAGTAGTAACTCTGGTCATCCTTTAAGGTTCTCTACAACTTCTGGTGGCACTCATAGTGGTGGATCACAGTACACAACTGGTGTGACTACAAGCGGAACTCCCGGCTCTTCTGGAGCCTATACTCAAATAACAGTAGCCTCTGGCGCACCAACACTGTATTACTATTGTACTAATCATAGCGGCATGGGCGGACAGGCGAACACACCATGAGTTATACATACACGACATTAAAAACTGCTATTCAAGATTGGACAGAAAACACTGAGTCTACGTTTAAAAACAATTTAAGTGTTTTTATTGATAATGCAGAAGAAAAAATTCTTAAAGAAGTTGATTTAGATTATTTTCGTAAAAATGTTACTGGAACAACTACCTCTGGTAATCAATTCCTAGCAGTGCCAACTGATTATTTAGCTTCTTTTAGTTTAAGCATGACTAATTCTGGTACTAAGGAATTTTTGTTACTAAAAGATGTTAATTTCATACAAGAGTTCAATCCTACAGGAGCAACTGGTTTTCCAAAATATTATGCTCTTTATGATTTCCAAAACTTCATTCTTGCACCAGTCCCTAATGCAGCTATTTCGTCTGAATTACATTATTTCTACAGACCAGACAGTTTAACCGTAAGCACATTTACACTTACTGTTAGTAGTGTTAGCGGAACATTTGTTGCTGGAGAAACAATTACTGGAGGCACCAGTGGCACAAGCACAACTGTAAACTCAGTGCCAAGTGGCACCACTATGATCATTGTTATACCAAGCAATGATTTAACAGTTGGCGAGACTGTTACAGGAGGGACAAGCGGAGCTACAGGAACCGTTGTTTCCACAAGTGCAGATACAACCACGACTTGGTTAAGCGAAAACGCTCCTAATACGTTGTTATACGGCTCTTTGATTGAAGCATACACCTTCATGAAAGGTGAGACTGATATGCTTCAACTTTATATTGCTAGATACACTGAATCCATTGGCAGATTGAAAAACTACGCTAGTGGCGTTGAGAACACAGACGCATATCGTGAAGGGTTAGTAAGGGCAAACAAAACATGAAAATAGCCATTGTTGGGCTTGGTGGCAGCTACGCTGATTACATATCTGCGCGTATTGCCTCTCAAGATTTTGATGAGGTGTGGGGTATAAATTGCATAGGTGCAATACTTCATGTTGATAGAACATTTATGATGGATCCTGTGTCTCGATTTATAGACACAGAAAACGCAGGATCTCAAACTGGTGTGGCGCGAGAATTTCTTGCAAAGAATGAAGCCCCAATTTATTCCTGTATTGAGCATAAAGATTATCCATCCATAGAGCTATATCCATTAGAAAAAGTGGTGAAAGATACAGGCATTTGCTATTTTAATAATACAGTTGCATACGCTATTGCTTACGCTGTATGGAAAAAAGTTAAAAAAATTTGTTTGTATGGGATAGATTTTACATACAAAAATGTGAATATGGCTGAGTCAGGCAGAGCTTGTGTTGAATTTTGGTGTGCCACAGCCATAGCTAAAGGAATAAAAATAGAGGTGGCTCATCGTTCAGGTTTGTTGGATACAAATGTTCCAGATAATGAAAAGCTGTATGGTTATCACAGATTAGATGATCCTTTGATTCAAACAGTTCAAGAGGGTAATCTTTTAATTACAAAACAATCACAATTTGATCCCCCAGAGCCAGTTGATGGCGCTTTGGGGGAGTCTGAACCTATAATATTTGGAAGGCATGATCATGTTTGAAGTTAATGTTGGATCAGTGGGATCAGTTAATGTTGTTTCGTCTGATAACGGCGGCTTATCCAACGATCAAATAGCTGATATGGCAGCAAATAAGATAATGTACATATCTGATGAAGCTCCAGAGCCTATTCGATTACAGGCAGAAGCTTTTAAAGATAAAGTAAGAAATTTAGTGCAATATTATGTAGAGTTGGCTAGAAGAGAAGAACGTGCTACAATTTGCGCGAAGGTCCGTGAGGCGGGTCAACATCAACTAGCTGACGCTATAGGGAGACTGTAATGGCAATAGCACAAGCAATGTGTACCGCATTCAAGCAAGAATTGATGTTGGGTACGCACAATTTCGCAACAAACGGTAACGCTTTTAAACTTGCCCTGTACGCAGAAAGCAGCGGTGGAAAGTCTAGCACAACTGCGACTTTAGGTGCTGCTACCACAGCTTTTGTTACAACAGGTGAAGTGGCCTCTAGCGGTACATATGCAACAGGCGGTGGAACACTTACCAAAGTGGCTCCAACGACATCTGGAACCACCGCTTTCACTGATTTTGCGGATCTTAGTTTTACAACAGCCACCATCACAGCGATGGGTGCTTTGATTTATAATAGTACCAACAGTAATAAAGCTGTCGCGGTGTTAGACTTTTCTTCAAACAAAACGTCTACGTCTGGGACATTCACTATTCAGTTTCCAACAGCCGATGCAAGTAACGCTATTATTCGTATAGCGTAACGGAGTGATACGGTGACTGTATCTGGATGGGGTCGAGGCACCTGGGGCCAAGGAGCTTGGAACCAAGCCATACCTGTTACTGTCACGGGTGTTGCCGCAACAACTGCGGTTGGTAATGTAATTGTCATACCCTCCATCGCTGGCGTTGCCACAGGCGTTGTTGCTTCAGGTCTTATAAATTCCGTTACCGTTACAGGCACAGGTCTTATATCGCCCACAGGTGTTGTTGGCACAAGTGCCGTAGGTGACGAGACAACCAATTGTTCTGCAAATGTTGCGGGTGTTGGCGTTACAGCCACTGTCAGCTTTGGTGATGAGTCAGTCGCAGCAGGCGCGAAGGCCACAGCCACAGGTAATGTAGGCACTAGCGCATTAGGCACATCCACACAAATAGGAACTTCTGTTCTGTCTGTGACAGGAAATGTTGCAACCAGTGCATTAGGAACAGCAACACAAAACACTAAGTACCCAGTTACGGGGGTTACAGCCACAGGAAATAGTGGTATAGTTCTCGTGTACACGGATATAATTTCAACTCAGAACCCAAATTGGGTGTCTGTGAGTGGAGTTTCTACAACTTGGACGCAGACAACTCCATCTCAAACTCCAAATTGGACCGATATAGCGGCGTAGGAGCAATATATGGCTAGTTCGTTTAGTACAAACCTTGGCATAGAAAAGCCAGCCACGGGCGAACTGTCTGGTAGTTGGGGTGATGTTACCAATTTTAACTTTGACATATTTGACAGAGTGTTAGGTGCTTCAGACCTTACCGCTTCTGATCTTACTACAGACCTTACAATAAGAGCCGCCTCTCCCACCTCTGGACAAAGTAATGTGCAGACTGGAATGTTTGCGGTTATCAATCTTAAAGATAGCGGATCTGATCTAGGCGGCGTAAATGTCGTGACTATTGCACCAAATACCGCTACTAAGTTCTTTATTATTAAAAATTCTTTGACTGGTAGCAGGGCAGCTACCATAACACAAGGAACAGGAGCCACAGTGTCTATACCAAATGGAACAACAGACATTGTGTTTTGTGATGGGGCTGGGTCTGGAGCCGCTGTTACGGGGGTTGCGGCCTCACTGAATATTGCAGATAACACAGAGGTCGCTGGCACAGCGACCGCATTAGCAATCGCGCTTGGTTGATAGGAGTATAAGATGGCAAATGATGCTCAAGTGACAATGCAAGTGACAGTTTTGCCAGATGAGATCGCAAAGACTTTTTCGGCAAGCATGACTGTTACCCCTGATGATGCCAACGATAAGTGGTATTACAAAAAGACTAGCGTATCTAACTCTAGCACAGATTTAATTGCTGGAAATTTTCTTGATTATACAGCCGTTGATGATGACACTGCACCAACTGCTGTAGCTACAGGCGATAAGGTAAAGTTCTTGTTTATTAAGAATGTAGATACCAACAGCCGTAGCATTTATATAGTTTTGGATGCTGGCACAGCCTCATCTAGCGCAACAGACGGCATTACCATAGGTCCAAGCGAGTCTTTTGCAGCGAGATTACCTAACACAACAGTAGCAGATATACATGCTATATCGTCTGCATCAACCGCAGAGGTCATCGTATGCGCTTTGCTTGATGATGTATAAGGAGTAGGACATGGCTAATACCTTTAAAAATAAGGTGTTTAACGGTGATAGCAGCCTAGCTAATTCAGATATGGCTGTTTACACCGTGCCAAGTTCTACCACTACAGTTGTAATTGGTTTAACGCTGGCAAACACTTCCACCGCTCAAATCACTGCCGACATTAAGCTAAACGCTGGTGACATGGTGTTTTTAGCAAAGGACATCCCGATTCCTGCCGCATCTAGTTTTGAATATATGGCAGGAAACAAGATTGTCATGGAAACTGGGCATAGCCTGATTGTACAGAGCGACACGGCAAACAGCCTGGATACAGTAGCGAGTATAATGGAGATCACTTAATGCCACTTCTTGGAAACACATTAGTATCCAGTTTCAAGGCTAGACCTACTCGGCAGGAGTTTAGTGGTGATGGATCTACCACCACCTTTACCTTGAATCAGACAGTTCGTGCAGAGGATATCGTGGTTTCTGTAGATGGTGTGGTTCAAGAGCCGACAGGTGCTTATACAGTGCCAGATGGAACTACCCTTACCTTTACTGCTGCGCCATCTAGCAATTCAGGTAATAACATCTTTGTGATTTTCATGGGTGTGACCAGTGGCTCTATTTCTCCTGCTGTAGAAAATCGAGGTAACTTCAAGTCTGGCGGTATTTTTCGCA